ACTATATATATTTTAATTTAATAACATATCTTGCAAGGAGTTCTGCCCATATCCTCAGCTTCCTCCTCACTTACCTCTTCAATTTCTCCTGAGCAGCGAGAGAGGCCACGGCAGTCAGGGTCGCTATGATACTTGGTCGAAGTTTCGCCAGTACATATATATACTGATTCTGATTCTTCTTTGTGATTATAATAAATTTGTTTGTTTTCATCACAAATAGAGCAAGAAACCTTACCTTTATCTATAGCTTCTTCTAATCTTATAGATTCAACCTTACCACTTCCAACCGTAAGCCCTGCACAATCAGAATAATAATGGTAATATTTAGGATTTGAAGAGATATAAAAAACCAAATCATCTAAATCTCTAGACCTAACGTCCCTCTCCATTCCCTTGTATATGGCTATCTCATTTCTAAGGGTATCAACTTCCTTTTCTAAAGTATTGACTCTTTTTCTCAAATATTCGTCTCCACAAGAACAAAGAGTAAAAAGAACAATAAAAAGATATGCACAATACTTCATACCCACCACATTTTAATTATCCGACATTTGATTGTCTCATGCCACCGCCCAAGATAGACAATAGCTGGTCATAGCGTTTCTCTAACTCTTCGTACTTTGCCTTCCAGACAGAATCATCCTGATGAGACTCTTCTATCTTAGGTTCTTCATGATGAGGAGTCTCAGCAACCATATAAGAAGAATCATCTGCATCTTGGTTACTATACATAGTACCTATCCCACGCATCAACCATTCAGCAGACACGTCAGGAAAGGCAGTCAATATCTTCTCTACGATATTGGCAGCTAAAGTTCTATCACCTCTTAATTGAGGATTTAAAGTAGCTTGCGCCACATTAATCTGTTTAGAGAGAGCATTAACGGAAATAGATTTATTCTCTAAAACTAACTTAACTCTCTGGTAAATAGTTACTTCCATACATTTTACATTTATAAATGTTAACTAATTAATCTTAAAGGATTAATCTTTTTCGAGAAAATGTTTGGTAGTTTACTCGGAAAAGAGTACCTTTGCACTCGTAAACAACAAGTTGCTTAATTGTTAGAAGCAAAAGTACAATAAAAAATTAAGATATGCAAGTAAAAAAGATAAAAATTATCAAAGTTTCGCTTGAAGGACGAAAAAAACTTGCTGAGCGATATGGTTGCTGTAGAGAAACAATCTTCAACGCTCTTGCATTTAGAAGTCAGAGCAAGCAATCCGAAAGCATCAGGCATGATGCCCTGAATGAGTTCGGAGGAGTTGAGACCGATAAGGTCATGTTCTATTAAAAAGGAGGTATAATTATGGTAGACCCAGAGATTAAAGAGCAGCTAGACCGCATAGAGCAGTATTCGCTCATAGCTGCAAAGAATGTGCTCAACATTAATGAAGCTGCAATCATTCTTGGTATGACGGTTAGAGGAGTGAGAGAGAACGTCAGGAACCGCATCATTCCTTGCTATAAACCAAATGTGAACCGACTCTACTTTAAGAAGAGTGAGTTGGAAGAGTGGATGACTCAGAACCGCAGAAAGAGCATGGCTGAGTTGAAATCAGAGGCAGCAGCCTATTGTGTAACCCATTAAACAGATAAACTTATGATAGCAGATGTAATGTTGGTAGCCAGCGTAATCGGTTTCGCTGTTGCCGTTAAGGAAATCCACTCCTACTTCAAGGAGGTAGGCAAGTAAGATATATGGAGATTGAACCTCATTAAATTTAGTATTAAATTATTAATGTGTTAAGTCTTATAATGGTTCTTATTCAGCAAAGAGCAGAGGTTTTTTGGAGTTTGCTACTCCCAGTCTCCACTATAACTTTAGTCGTTATAATTTTACATGTTTTAAGTTTTTTACCCAGCGCAAGTAACTCAGTTGGTAGAGTATGAAGGTTTCTCCCCCTTCAAGGTCGTGGGTTCGATTCCCACCTTGCGCCCTATATAGCCCGATTCCAAGGCTTTATATCGGATAGGATAAACCTTCCTAGAGAGGTACACGTACCCAAAAGGAGCATCATTAACCACAGATGGTGCTTAGACGTGGAAGTGGCAAGCGAGTACATACACCTGATAGGTGGAATTTGGAAAAACTTGGAGTTCACTTGTGAAGAAGCAGACCTGATGCCGTGCCCCTTATATAATAAGGTAGCATCTAAAGGTAGGAGCGCACAACTACAAATCGGTTCTAATGCAGCCAGCACGCTTTCTTTCTATTCGGTTCAAGTTATTGGTTATTTTATAGAAATCAGATATATCACAATATGTGCGATTACTAGTGCTGGGAGTCCTAAGCCTTCATAAATGCAGAAGGGAACCAAGGAGCGATTCACCATCCGCCAAGATTGTATAGATGTCGCTCCACGGAGGTGGCGGTTTTATCATATTCATTTTACTGCCCCTCCTTTTCTAAAGGAAATTGCAAATATTGACATATTAGTGTATTTCATACAGATTACATTTTCGATGCGGTAGCGACCGCTCAGGTTAAACAAAAATAAAAAACTCTCGCCCCACCATTCGTGAGAATCGTGGGGTTTTTAATTTGAACATTTAAACCATACAATATGAGATATAAAGCAAATAGTTGTCACGATTGTCTCTTCTCGACCATGTGTGACAACCCGAATAAGAACCCAGATGGTGGCTACAAATGCAGCCGCTATGAATGGAAATATCAATAACAACTTAATACATATAAGATATGAAAGAACTTATCGCAATTCAGTCAGAACTGAAAGCCCCAAAGAGTCAGTTCAACAAATTCGGTGGCTACAAGTATCGCAAGGCTGAGGACATCTTAGAAGCTGTCAAGCCTTTGCTAAACAAGCAGAAATGCACGCTAACCATTACAGATGATATTGTGATGGTAGGCAACCGCATTTATGTTAAGGCTACCGCCACTATCAAGAACGAGAAGGGCGAGTGCGAAACAACAACTGGTTGGGCTAGAGAAGAGGAAACCAAAAAGTGTATGGATGGCAGTCAGATTACTGGAGCATCATCCTCTTACGCTCGAAAGTATGCTCTCAACGGTCTCTTTGCCATTGATGATAATGCTGATTCTGATACCACCAACGATGGGCAGCATCAGGAAGCGCAGCAGCAAACACAGGCTCAGCATCCAACCGCTCAGGCAGCACAAGCCGTACAGCAGCCAGCAACACCCCAGTATCACACAAATGACTTGAACGAAGGATTGGCATACCTTAGCAGATGTGTCACGAAAGACAATCTGATATGGGTAGTTCAAACATACAAGCCGCTCACCGTCAACCCTCAGTTCATGCAAGCAGTATCAGCTAAGAAGAAAGAATTAGGATTACAATAATATGACAGAAACAACAAAGAAAATCAGCCTGAATGTGCCAAATGTCACATTTATAGAAGAGACGCACCAGTACTTCATCGGAAAGAAGGAATTGAAAGGTGTGACGGGAACGCTCATCAAGAAAGCCTTCCCCGATACCTACAAGAATATTCCTGAGTCAGTACTGAAAAAGGCAGCAGAGCGAGGAGGTCTTATCCATAACACCTTTGAAACCTTCTGTTCTATCTTCGATGCAGACATCAAGCAGTACCCGAACCCTACAGAAGAGCTTCAAGCCTTCCATAGCATGTTAGTCTCATTCGGTTTACATTATGTCGCATCCGAATATCTCGTTACAGATGGAGAGAACTTTGCATCTGCTATTGATGGTATCTTCGCTGATGATGAAGGCAACATCTATTTGGTAGATTACAAGACCACCGCCACCCTCCACTACGACAATGTATCGCTCCAGCTATCCATCTATGCAAGATGGTTCGAGGAGCAGAATCCTGACTTGAAGGTGAAGGAGATTGTTTGTATGTGGTTCAAGAACGGACAGAGCAAGTTCCAGCCGCTACCTAGGGTAGCAGATTATCAGATTGACGATTTAATCAACGCTTATCTCGCTGATGATACAGACTATCAGTATAAGGTGGAAGTTCCTGAGCAGTTCTCAGCACTAGAGCAGGAGTACAGATTGATAACCGCTCGTATGGATGCCCTGAAAATCAAGCAGGATGATTTGAAGGAGCAGATGATGAAGATGATGGAAGCCAACAAACAGAAATCCGTCAAGACTCAGTTCGCCTCCTACTCTTATGTTGCAGCTACCACCAAGAAGACCTTCGACACGAAGCTGTTCAAGGACACGGAGCCAGAGCACTACGAGTACTATCTAAAGGAAACGACCACCAAGCCGTCAATAAGAATCAAACTTAATTAACATGAACGAGATTTGGAAAGATATAGATGGTTACGATGGTATATACCAAGTTAGTAGCCTAGGAAGAATCAGGTCAAAGTGGTCTGGTTCACACTCGGCATTAGGAAACAAATACAAAATACTCAAAGGTTCTATAAGTAGAAACGGATATATAACTATAAGTTTATGCAAAGATGGTAAAGCTGTCAAAAAGACTTTACACAGATTAGTTGCTTGTGCCTTTTTACCAAAATTAAAAAACAAGAATTTTATAGACCATATTGATTGTTGTAGAACAAACAATAATATCAACAATCTCAGATGGGTAAGCCAAAAAGAGAACAACAACAATCCTATAACTTTGCATCGAATTACTCTAGCAAATAGAGCAAGAGCAAAAAGAGGTTCCGAAAATCCAAATGCAACTAAAGTTTACCAATACAGCTTAGATAAACAATTAATTACCTCATTTGGTAGTATTATTGAAGCTTCAAAAGAAACGAATGTAAGTTACAAGAAAATAATACACAATATTTTAGGTGAACAAAAGACAGCAGGTGGATATATCTTTAGTAAAACTTTAATTTAAATAATTATGAATATATCATTTACAGGAAGAATTATTGCCCAAGGACAAATACAGATGGGCACTAGTCAAAAAGGAACACAATGGAGCAGTTGTGAATACACTATCGAAGAGTTGAACGAGCAGTACCCTTCAAGAGCCGTTATCTCGGTATATGGCTCAGACAAGTTGCAGCAGTTCGGCATTCAGTTAGGAGAAATCATCACCGCCCACATCGGATTGAAGGCACGCCAGTCAAAGGAAGGACGTTGGTTCAATCAGTTGGATTGTTGGAAGGTGGAGCGACCAAATGACCAGCCGCAAGGTCAGGTTGTCCATAGTCAGGTTGGCGCAGCACCTCAGCCAGTTTATGGGTATAACCCACAACAGCAGACAGCACCACAGAGTCAGACACAGCAGTTTCCCCCTCAGGTTAACGCAAGCGGTCAACCTATTCAGCAGAACGCTCAATATGTAGGTGGTCAGCAGCAGGGTCTTCCCTTCCCTGCCCCAAACCAATAATATATAAGATATGGAAATCCATCTAGTAAGAACCTCCACTGGTCTTCGCCCTTACACGGATGATGATTACGAGGAAATGAAAAAGATAAAGGTTGGTTCCATCATCAAGGCAAACATAGTTCGACCAAGGAACATTAAGTTTCACCGAAAGTTCTTCTCCCTTATCAGAGCAGCATGGGATTGTCTCACAGAGCAGCAGCGCACAAACCTACGTTCTATAGACACATTCCGTGAGCAGCTTCTTATAACATCAGGATTCAGCGAACCGCTTTACGACCTAAACGGACAGAAGTTCTTGGAGAGAGCCAAGTCTATCTCCTTCGCAAAGATGGATGAGCCAGCCTTTAATGAAGTATATAGTAGAGTCTTAGACACCATCCTCACGATACTCTATGCAGATGGTGTTACAGAAGACGAATTTAATAAAATTTTACAAAATTATAGTTGATATGACACGTAGAAACGAAAAGCGCAACAACAGACGCAATAGCCGTCAGCGCAACAACAACCCAGAGTTACCACCATTTGCACAGATGCTTTTCGGAGCAATCGTTGGCAAAGGTGTAGACATGATTGCCAAGAAGATGGCAGAGATTGCCGAGGAAGAGACTCCTGATATTCATGCAGAAGGCATCAGTAATCAGGACGTTACCAACATCAATAACGGAAAGGCAACCTTATCTAAGTTGCGCATTCCTGCTGATGGTTCGGCAGTAGAGTACCCTATCCCTGATAACCTCCAGTTCTTCTTCGCTGAGGATGGTAAGTTGATGGTTCGTCAGAAGATTGAAGGAGACGAGAATTCTACTGATGCAGGGGAAGGCAAGCCTATCACTTATGATGATATTTGCAAGGAGTTGTTCTTGGACAAGAAAACATACTGGCTTGGTAATAAGAAAAGCAACTATCTATATTCAGATGAATATAACTATAACGACCTTAACAACTGCACTAGCATGGCTCAGGCAAAACATGTAGCTGCTTTCATCAAGTTGCAGAACATCGCCAAGTATCTTAACGATGGCTGGTGTCCAGACTTTTGCAACTACGAAAAAAAATGGGCTATCGTTAAGGAAGGAGGAAATTTCTATCCAAAATATAATCAGATGGTAAACGATGGAAGTGTTTACTTCAAAAACGAAGACCTTACCAATGAAGCCATCTGCTTGATGGGTAAAGAATCTCTCAAAGACCTTTTCTCAACCGACTGGTAATGGCAAGCTACGCTGAAATCAAAGCAAAGCTACAGCAGGAAGGCAAGAAGATACGCAAGCGTTCATCCTACGATGAGCACAACTTGCAAGCCGCAGAGGTCAGGTATATCCGTGGGGTATATCCTGACCTTGAAGGAGTCTTCTTTGCCGTTCCGAATGGTGGCAAGCGAACTTCCCGACAAGCCGCATGGCTCAAAGAAGAAGGTATGAAGGCAGGAGTATCTGATATGCTACTTCTGAAGCGCACCTCCCTGTACGGTTTCCTCTGCATCGAAAATAAAACACCGAAAGGTAGGCAGGAACCCGAACAGAAGGTATTCCAGCATGAAGTAGAACGACATGGTGGCAAGTACATCATCGTCCGCTCTATAGATGAATTTATCCAAGCAATCGACAATTATTTAAATGGTGAACTATGAATGATATAATTCAATCCTCAAATGTCGCATTTGAAATTATAGCAAGTGCTTTTGATATGCAAACAGCTAAGAATGAAGAAGAACTAACCAATGCTTTTATAAAATTCTTAGAAGCCAAAGGCTATAAGGTAACCGCTCCACCAAAGGAAGTCAAAGACGAATATACCTTTGAGCGAGCATGGAACTTGTACGACAAGAAGGTAGGCTGCAAAGCCAAACTCGAAAAGAAATGGAACTCCATGAGCCAGAAAGACCGCAAGGCAGCTATAGAGTATATTCCTCTATATGTAATCTCACAGCCCAACAAGCAGTACAGAAAAAACTTCCAAACCTTCCTTAACCAGCGAGGATGGGAAGACGAAATCATCGGAGCAACACCACCGCCAGCATCCGTTAACGAGAATCCTTCCGAAATCAGTCAACTTATCGCAAAGACGAAGGCTGAACAGAACGTAACAAATGCGGATAAGGACAATGTTTTCAAAACACGCATCATAGGTATGATAGAGCTTCTGCAAAAGAATCCTCATAGCCTATGCCGAAAGCAGTTGGAGATATATCAAGCTAATGGAACCTTGGAACGCTTGGGCATCCAATGGAATCCATAAACCACAAATCTGTTTACCAAAATGATAGCAATCAGTAAGTACAACAAGCAGCATCCTCTCAGAGTCTTTGAGGCATTCGCTGGCTATGGCAGTCAGAGCCTAGCCTTCAAGTACCTCAAAGATAAACATCCTGAGTTCGACTTTAAGGTTGTGGGCTACTCAGAGATAGAACCATCAGCCATCCAAGCCTACGGACTCCTGCACGGAAGAGATATACCTAACTTCGGAGACGTGACAAGGATAGACTGGAATGAGGTTCCCGACTTCGACTTCATATCATGGTCTTCACCATGCCAAGACTTCTCCAATGCAGGACTTCGCCAAGGAGCAGAGGAAGGCAGCGGCACACGCTCATCCCTTATCTTTCAGGAGAAGAGAATGCTGGCAGTCAAGAAACCAAAGTATGTGATGCTAGAGAATGTGAAAGGTCTTCTCTCAAAGTCAATGAGGAAGTACTTTTTCCAGTACGTCAAAGACCTCGACTCCTTTGGTTACACCTCCTTCTACAAGGTACTGAATGCAAAAGATTACGGAATCCCTCAGAATCGTGAGCGCATTTTCGTAATATCCATCCTACGCACAGAAGACGAGCCGAACCCAGAGTATCACTTCCCTTCTCCCATCAAGTTAGAGACTACGGTTGAGGACATCTTGGAAGATGATGTATCTCCTGAATATTTCATGTCCCAACCGCTCCTAGAAAAGTATCTCTGTAAAGCAGACATCAATGAATCAATCGAAAAACTCTCCCGAAGATTCAGTTCCGAAAACTGCTAATCATCAAGAAATTATAATGTGCGACAAAATTATAAAGCTAGCAAACCTCCAAACAAAAGGCAGAATAGAGCAGCAGACCAGAGTCTACTCCACCAAGGGAATCTCCCCTACTCTCAATTCGGCAATGGGTCACGGAGGTAACTGCATCCCACTATTCTTAATAGTCAAAGAGATATGATAACAGGAGGAAAGAGAATGAAATCCCTGCTCCTATCAGGGAAGGTGAAGCCTGATATGGGGGGGCAAGTCTTAGACTTGTATAATCAGCAAGTCTATCAAGGCATCGCCCCAACCATGCTAACAACAATAGATTCATCATCAATGACATTCGTAACCATAATGAACAAAGAAATCATTCACACCGCACCAAACGGAAAGAAATACTCCATACAAATCAGGAAGTACACTCCAAGAGATTGTTTCCGACTGATGGGAGTACACGAAGCTGACATAGACAAACTCCTGAGAAAGGAGAAGACTGGTCAACTCATCATCAGCAAGAGCAAACTCTATGCCCTTGCAGGAAATTCAATAGTAACCAACTGCCTGACCGCCATGTTCGAGGAACTGATTTTCCCATCAGGAAATCACTACCATGACAAGACTGGTCAGCTATCACTCTTCTAGCTTATGGATATTTTTGGATATATCAAGATAGGCAAGCGTATCAGCAAAGCGCACAAAGCCATGTTTACCCACAAGACCATGGTAATATGGTACAAAGGCAACCCAATCATCGGAACAATGCACGATGGCTTGTGGTATCAACAAGACTTGAACGGAATGTGGGAACTATTAATGTTCCAGTCCGAAGTCACACACGTCTCATTTTTACCTTCGCCAAATGAAGACAGAGAAAGAAAAAATCCTAGCCATCATCGCTGAGATTCAGGAAGAGCGTGAAGCTGCCCACATCGTGCCGCCCCACGTCCTCACAGCCGAAATCATCAACAGAGGATTTCATCAGCCTTATCAAGCCATCAATGAGTTATGCGAAGAAGGCAAGATAAACTGGTGCCGCACCCTCAACGATATGGCATTCACTATCAGAAAATAATAAATCAAGAACAATATGAAAATTATAACGCAGAAAGAACTGGCATCCTTATCAGGAGATGCTTTTGAGAATGCCTACAAGCATGGTTTCTATACTGAGAGTACAGAAATAGAAACCGCATTGATGCTCATTATCACGGAAATGGCAGAAGCTGTTCAGGCAGACCGACACAATCGCCACGGAAGTATCGAAGACTATGAGAGCGAGATTCAGATGGGCAGAGATATTCCTACCGCCTACAAGAACGCTCTTGAAGGAACGGTTGAATCCGAGTTCGCTGATATTGCCATTCGTATCTTATCTCTCTTGGGATGGATGAAAAGCAATATGCTGATTAAACTAAAAAGCGATTCTATCCTTGCTGACAAATATGAAGTTGCCAAAATTCAATATAAGGTTCAAAACACAATCAATAAAGGCAGTATCGCAAAAGATTTGTACCGACTCAACGGACACTTTAGTAGGTTTGTTGATAATGAGTCTTGCAGTTGGTTTGTATCAGATACCCTTCAGGATATACTCATGAGGGTATTCGCAATCGCTCACAATAACAATATCGACCTGATGGAGTACATCAAGTTGAAAATGCAGTATAACGAATCTCGTCCGTATCTACACGGATGCAAATATTAGGAGGACAAAATTATGTTTGGAATAGAACAGATTTCAAGAAGGTGCTTAATGACTTTTAGTGATGGCAGCAAGCTACTAGCTACCATCTACATTCCAAATCCCACCAAGCCCATCTTCCCTGAGCAGATGGAACGCAATATCATCGAGAATTTTAACAAATCGCAACCTCTTGCAGTAAACAAGGTTGTTAAGTGTCACATAATGAGGAATTAGTTATGGAAGATTTACCTATTGGGTCAGAAATCATCTTGAAGGTGGTAGAAAGCGAGACAGAAGAATGTAATGGTTGCTTCTTTGACGAGATAAGCAGCAATATTTATGAAAATATCTGCAAAGATATTTGTTGTGCCGCAATCGACAGAAAAGACGGAAAGAATGTTCAATTCAAAAGAATAAAATAATATGGAAGAAAAGATTAACATAGCGGAGATACTAAAAAATAAGCCGCAAGGAACTAAGCTATATGACTTGTTATATAATGTAGATGTAGAGTTAGATACTATCAGTACTACAGATACAGAAACAGTAGTTTGGTGTACGAATGAGACTGATAATAATACTACTTGCCATCGTGGTTATTCCGAATTTGGTACAGTAAGAGGTTATCCTGATGGTTTACAGATTCTCTTTCCTTCTAAGGAAATGCGTGATTGGGCAAAGTTTTCTTGGAAGAAGGGAGATGTGCTGGTAAACAGTTCAGGTTTTAAACTATTCTTTGATAGATGGGCAAATGATGATTACACAAGGTTCTTTGGTAAGGTTAATCTTTTAGAAAATTCATTTAGTTATGAAACTGAAAAATATACTTTAGCATCAAAAGATGAAAATCTTGATACTTTGGAAATAGAAAAGCCTGAGTTCAAGGATGGAGATATAGTGGTAGCGGAAGAAGATAATTATTACGATAAGGTAATTTTTATTGCTGCTATAAAAGACGATATTGTCAGCAAAGCCCTTATAAATGTAAGATATGAAGATTATGAAGTGCATTATAATGAGTATAGATTTGGTCACAATAGAAGTCTTCGTCTAGCCACTGATTCAGAGAAGCAGCAACTCTTTGAGGCTCTAGCTAAGGAAAACAAGGCTTGGGATGCTGAGAAGAAACAGATTGTGGATTTGAAACCAAAGTGCGAGCTTAAGCCATTCGACAGATGTATTTGGAAGATACGGAATTGTGAAGGCTCTATATGGAGAGCAAGTTTCGTTTCTTATGTTGATGAGTATGGTGCTACTCCAATGGATGTGTCTATAGATGAAGATTTGGTTAACTTAATTATCCTTCCTTATAATGACCAGACTAAGCTCCTCGTGGGTACTACCGATGAATGGGAAGGAGGTGAGCAATGATTAAGTCAGTTACTATGTACTCTGTCGTTTGTGACAGATGCGGAAAAGCCTTCATTGATGAGTTTAATGGCATTGCGGCTTGGTTGGACGAAGGAACTGCAAAAGAGCAAGCAATGGAAAGCGAATGGGCAGAAACAGGTGATAAGCACTACTGCCCAGACTGCTATGAGTTTGACGATGAGTTAGATGAGTATGTTCCTAAAAAGAAAGGAAAATAAATATGAAGAAGAAAGGATATTACGAATATATACCACAGATTTACCCAAGGAGACTTTGGGTGATGTACAATACATCCGAAGAAGAAATAGACAAATGCTTTACCGACATGAAAGGCAAACCTCTTGTTCACAACGACAGTCCTATGAATGAAGGAAAATACGGAGGTATGGTTTATGACGAATGTATGAGTAAAGCTGGATACATCGGCAATCTTGTCGTCTTCCCGAAGAAGAAAGACATGACTATGAAGAATATCTGTCATGAGGCATTTCATGTTCTGTCGTCTATCAACGATGCATGCGATTTGGAAAGAATGTATAATGGTAGAAATGAGCATCAGGCATACCTTATGGGGTGGATATGTGATTGCATCAATAAAGCTCGTTTGGGTATTGGAGATTTCGTTGAACTAAAAGATAAGGATGAATAGATTATGATTAAGAAAGAATTAAGCGTATGAAACAGGAGTTTATTATTGGTGATATTGTTATGTATAAAAACAGAATACATACTATTATAGATATACTTGCTTCAAATGGTTATGAATTATCTTATGTAAGGCATCCAGTAAGCCCAGTAAGATTATCTGGAGTTCCTATCACTCCAGAGATTCTAGAGAAGAATGGATGGGAGTTTGTAGGAGGTCAAGTTGATGAAGATGGATTTACGTGGGATATTTATAGTAATCGTGGAGTCTTACCAGACTTATACTATTATCCTGATGGAAAATTCTCAGTTTTTATGTACAGAAAAGAAGTGTTGCCTGATATTAAGTATATTCATCAACTCCAACATTTTCTCTATGGTTTAGGACTTAACTCAGAAATGGAGGTGTAGGTATGGGTAATGATAAGTTATTGAGAACAGATTTTATTCGTCTAAAAAATATGTTGATAATATTTAATAGACGATATGCAAAAACCAACGATGAGTTTGCTTCCATACAAGAAGTGATAAAAGCGATAGATAGAAGATTAAGTGTTTAACCGCCTTCGGGCGTAAAAAATCAAGAATATGACAAAAGAAGAATTAGAAGCAAAGGTGTCAATACAGAAAGACATCATCAGTAATGCAAAGCGTCAGATTTGTAAATACGTGGAAGAGTATATTGAAAGTCTTCCATACAAAGTTGATGATAAGATAAGTTGTATTAGATGTGATATTTGTTGGATTTCGAGCATCAGACCTAACGGAAGTACTGGATTTGTTGAAGTAAGAATCAACCCTGCTAAGAAAGATGGAACTCGCTCCAATAGAGAGTTTGTACTATGTAGTATGGAAATTGATAGTATCAAAAAGATTAGTTAATCATCCTGCAAAGGATATAAATAGTATTAATATATGGAAGCTATACCAGCTTGTATCAACTGCAAGCATATAAAACGAGAATATGGTGTCTTATATTGTGATGTTGATAAGTCAAGAGTAGAAGAATCTGATTGTTGCGATGGTGATAATTGGAATTTTGATAGTATATTTGAATAGTAACTAACCATCCCTTATGGGATATAAAATAGTATTAATATGAGAAAGATTATTTTGGCAGCCTTAGTCGTTGTAAGTTTGTTCGCTTCTTGCTCTAACGAGAAGACTTTTAAAAAGAAAGATGGCTCTACGATTACAGCAAAGCCTTATGGCTGGGCTAGTAAGTAAAACAAAGTAGAAGGTGTTAACTACGAGTTGAATGCTCCAGATGTTGTAGCATCTATCATATTCGCCCCATCTGTTATCGCTCCAGTTTTGCTGACAGCTTACGATGTATGGGAGCCAGTATCATATACTGAGCCATCTAAGTAACTAATCACCCTCTCCTGTAAAAGGGGAGAGGGTAAAAAGAAAAGAATATGGCAGAGATTATTTATTTTGGAACAAATGGGTGTTCCGGTCATTATCCTATTGGCATTGACAAAACGCTGACAGGGGCAGAGTATGAGATATGGCGCGAATGCGATAATGAAACTTGGATAAATAATATCCGAAAGAATCCTGGTCTCCATCTCATCAAGCATCACGGAGAGGTTTATACTAATTATGGTGTTCCGTTCTCTGTAGATGATGAAAGAGGTGGCTCACATACCGAACTATTTTGGAAAGGCATTCATACAGAAGAAGAAATTATCAACTTGATAAAGAATGATTCATTCTTATCAAAGCAGTTTAAATTAAATAAGGATAAATAATAAGTAAAGTTAAATACAATATGGCACAAGAAGGATGGATATGCCCTAGATGTGGAAAGGTAAACGCACCTTGGGTAATGCAATGTTTCTGTAATAGAAATACTCAGATATTACCTAAAGTCGGTGCTCCTTACTATGAAGGAGACCAAGCAACGTGTAATACAAAGGAGGATAAGCAATGAGTAAAGAAAAAGCGATAATTCATATCAATAATGTTTCTAAGATATTAGGAACTAAAAGAAAAAGAAAAAAAATAAGTGAAGGTACTACAATTCATATTCAAAATGAGTTAGTCTTGGCACTTAAAGAGTGGAGGACTAAATTATGGACAGAAATCAAGCTAAAGAATTTTATCCTATTCTGCAAGCTTTTGCAGAAGGCAAGATAATAGAAACAAGAAGAAAACCAACCGCAGACAACAACGGAGTAACAAAAGATGGTTGGTTTGAGTTCAATGATTGGACTGAAATGAAGGAACTTGAATATTGGGTAAACGTGGATTACCGAATCAAGCCAGAACAAAAGTACCGTCCATTCAAGGATGCAAAAGAGTGCTGGCAAGAAATGCAAAAGCATCAGCCATTTGGGTGGGTGAAGTCAACCTTGTTCAAAGATTTGGCTTTAGTTCAGAGAGTAACCACCTTGTATGTGGAAATTAACAGAGACATCATTGATTACAAAGATACATTAGAGAAGTTCACCTTTGCCGATTGCACTCCATTTGGCGTAAAAGTGGAGGAATAGATATGGCATGGGTATGTGTTAATAGTTTTGGTACAGAACTTATATTTGAAACAGAGCCTCACAAAGCTGTATATAGCTGGAGAGACGATTATGGTTCTTGCAAATGTATAGAAATACCACAAGGTAGTATCAAGAAACTCATCGGAAGAGAACTTACTTGGAATGATGAGCCAGTAGAACTTAAATAAGAATAATATGATATTCTATAGATTTGGCGAAATACCTAAAAATGAGAAATCATGTATTTGGAAAGGTGAAGAAAAAGTCGGGGAAGAATTTGGAGTTTCGGTATATGAAGCTCATAAAAACATTAATGGAACATATTCTCCAGTCTTACCTATGCCTGTTAATATGAGCACACTTGATACATTTCTCCATTTTATAAGATATTATAATGGAAAGAAATATTTAGTAACAGGTGATGTTCTTCCATTTGTTGGAACTGATTGGGAACCTCTTATTAAAAATGTAAAAATATTAAAAGAATTATAGCTTATGAAGATTGAAAATATCAAGTTCAAGGCAAAACGTCTTGACAGAAAAGGATGGGTTTGCGGATATTTCTACGAAGAGAATGGTAATACATACATCATCGAAAATCGCCAGAAAGAAAGTATGCTGAACCGAAATATCACTTATCAGGTTGACCCTTCTACCGTCTGCCAGTTTACAGGATTGAAAGACAAGAATGGGGAAGAAGTGTGGGAGCACGATTTACTAAAATTTATAACAGAAAGAGAAGTTATCATTGGCAGTACAGGAATCTTTCTCAAGAGGGAGACACATCTTTTGCCTCTTAGGGAAACTACCATTAAAGATGATAAACTTGTTAGATGGAGTAACCATGGTTCAAAGTTCGACAGAAAGGAAGGTGAGAAATGATGAAGAAAAGAATATATAGGATACTCATTATAGTCATGTCCTGCATTATAATGGGATATTTTCTCGTTGGAACAATCCTTAATCCATCTGTTTATGAAGTGACAAGATGTTTTTTGTTTGGCTTGTTCTTGGGATATTATACATATTGTTTATATAGCAATTATGAAGGAGGTGAGAAATAAAGATTAGACTAGCAAAGAAGATAATGAACTACTATAAAAGATTTTATGGTAGCAAGTATTGGCTTTGGCGATGGGGCTATTATTGCGGAATGAAAAGTATAGGAAAGAACGCAGGAGACCACCGCATCACCAAGGCGATAAGTTTAACTAGAAAAAAGAAAGCGCATGAAAGAGGTAAGCATTAAAGTGGAAATGACAGTACCCGATGACTTCGATGTTAAGCAGTTCTGTCTAAGTGCTGTGAGTGGAGACTACCCATATTTAGCTGAAGAGTTCTGCCGCTTAGTAGCAATCGAGTGTAATGTAGACAATGAAGATATTGAGAATGACTTCCAAATCGGATTTGAACAATATAAAGATTAAGAGATATGCAAATAGAAATCAAAAGAGTAACGGACTGGCAGCGTGTAGTGGATGCTGCTCGGTTCACACAAGGTAAGGAACCGCTGGGACATGAGCCTAGCGATGAGTTTAAGAAACAGATGATTCTCAGCGAGCATTCACCGCTCAGGGAATTGGAGTTCGATATTAAGATGTATGGCATACCATATTGGGTGAGCAATCACTTTGTTCGCCATGTTCATGCACAGCCATTCGTCTCCACATCACGACCAGATATTACTGGCTCCAAGGTATCACGTCACGATATGCGTCAGGATGATTTGGTCAACTTGCAGCTATCCCTCAATGCTCAGGAAATTATCAATATCTCGAAGTTGAGACTCTGCAACAAGGCATCCGAGGAGACGAGAGAGGTGTGGTATAAGGTTCTTGACGAGGTGGCACGAATTGAACCTTTGCTTGCATCCGCTTGTGTTCCTCAATGTGTTTATAGAGGTTTCTGCCCTGAGCCGAAATCATGTGGCAGAGATAAGATAAGCATGTTTCCCATCATAAGAAAATTCTACAAAAATCTTGAAACATACCAAAGCAACCAATGAAGAATCCTAAATATATCGTTAACGAATATGTCGGTGGGCACTTCGAGTACATAACTCCCTGCCCATTCGGCATCCAAGGCAAGTACACCAACGAAATACTATATGTAGGTAGCCTTGCTTGCCAGCGATGCGAGCACTTCCGAGGTATCAACAAAGAAGATGGTATCGTATCTTGTGGAATCGAATAGTTTTAAGAGTGCAGCCTATCTGCATTCTTCTTAATAATTAATCAAATTTTATATATGAATACAAAGAAAATCTCAATTATCCAGCGTATCAAGGAAAAATTCCTTGGTAAGCAGTTCTTTATTGCAGTAATCGCTAACAAGGGAACCAGTTCCTACTTCGTCAACTCTACCATCTACCGCTCAGAGAAGGAGGTGAAGGCTTACAAGAAATACATCACCACAGACGAGCGTATGAAACAGAGCTTCGATTTCGTAGGCTATTACGGTTTCCGTTCAAAGTTCGACTTCCGCATTCCTCTTAGCGGAAAGCCAGTATCAGTTGAAGAGGCAAAGAAACTGGCAGAGAAGTAGTATGGGAAAGTTGATAGACCTTACTGGACAGCGTTTCGGCAGATTACTCGTCTGCCGAAAATCTGATAAAGAGAACCACCAGCATGGTGCGTTCTGGATATGCAAGTGTGATTGTGGCAGGGGTTGTACGGTTCTAGGTTCTGCTCTTCGTGACGGACGAACCAAATCATGTGGCTGTTACCGCTCAGAGCGAGCATCTTCCATCATCACCAAGTATGGCAACCGCAATGGCAGACCAAAGCGGAAAGAGAAAGTTAACGGATAATATACATTTTATCACTTTTCATATTATATTTGCAACATGAAATTCAAGTATTTAATAGATAAAGTCAATGGTTTCAGGCACCGCAACGTTTTTGTGGTACTGGACGGAAGAGCCAACTCGGTCACGCTCTCCAAGGGCATCTATGACCATATCATGCAGAAGGAGCGAACAGACAATTCCATCTTCGTGTTCAGGTTATCTGACCGAGGTACATACGGATTCTGCATGCGTGAGGACTGGGAAGAACTTCGCAAAGCCAACACCACCTTCGCTCAGCTTCAATTTAATCAGAAGTATAAGAAGATAGGTTTCAGAAGTGACTACCCTTCCATCACCGCCATCCTTGATGAGTACAACCTTCCTCTCAACAGAATGGTTCGCCTGACTTGCATCCCACGCAAGTCACAAAAAGGAGAACCCTATTACGAAATCATGCGACCGAACTCAAATTTAATCACATGGCAACAAGACAAGAAGTAATACTCAAAGGGCTTACCCACTCTCCATCCGACTACGATTGTCAGGATGGGGAGTTGGCAACCTGCCTCAACCTCATCAACGAGGATGGGGCACTCCACCCTATTCAGCAGCCGATAATAGTAGAGAGTAGCAAGAATATCACCATACACCAATATAGTTCAATAGAACTGGTTCATAAGGTGACACACAATCAGGCTATTCACTCCCACTATATCATACGTACCTCGGACCCGAAAGATAGGGAAAGATGGGGATGGATAGAGCAGGATTCAGCAGATGATACACCTACAGAGTTCCTGCTTGGCGATGATTTCCACGTCAACTCTGTTTGCGCCATCGGAAACGTCTTATGCTTTGTTGGTATTAAAACTACCAAATATGCTATATGGAAGACTGGTTCTTATCTTATTTTCGGAAAAGATGATTTGCAGTTTGGTATTGAGATTGCCAACACTTATCATCAAGACCTTACCTTAAAGGTAGAAGCTGGAGATAATTTCTACAAATACTTTATTGTAGAGGATGGAAATCTCAATTTGTACTACAATACAAGTGCTATTGGTACGAGGAAGATGTTTACAGACCTTGATGCGATTGCCAACAAGAAACTTGCAGAACTCGGAACAGAGTATCTCAAAAGAAATGTTTTCGGTGTGGCTGCTCTTCGTCTTTACGATGGTACATACATCAATATATCAAACCCTTTCGTTCTTCCTAGTGCAGAGTCTAACGCTGTTTCAAGAAAGATAAACATATACAAAGACCCAGTAAAACCTGATGCTCCAAACGGAAAGACTATAACATCAGGTGTCGGCATCAACAAATACACCATAGAAATTAGAGAAGTTGGCAACTTGCAGCAATACGAGGATATTGTTCAGGGAGTTGATATATTCCTCACCAATGGCGAAAGTTTCTATCAGATAGATAAATCTTATAAAATAATCCGTACTGCTGATTATGGAGATATAGACTACGTGCTTTTGGATGATATGAACGCAAGAGACGTTCACGACACCATCGGCAATATGCCTTTCTATCATTCGATATTCATTCCTCTTAGTGAATTTGAACATCCGAAAGTTGTTAAGAGGCCAACGCAAGCAGAGGAAAACATTTCTCTTGCCGACCTCAACCGAATAGCATTTGGCGGCACTACTGCTATTACATACAATAACAGACTGCACATCGCTGGCATCAGAAAGAACATAGATTCCAGTTTGGTTCGCCAACCATACGGCTACAAGAATGAAGAATATCTTACTGCCATATACGAGATTCCGACAAACAACGGAACATACTATCTGAACGGATATATTGGTAACTATCAGGATATTATCGCTGTGCCAATTAGTGATGTGAAAGAGATTGTCGTTTACGAAAAACGCACATCTGGGTATCGTAAAAAACGTTTTAAATTATATAGCCCTTCTAATTTTGGCTTGTCATTTTTCGTGCAAACTCTAACTGGAGGTATTGATGATATTATGGGAGGCGATTGGTATGATATTACGGAATCAGACTGGAATGCAATCAAGCAGAAAGCAGATAGTTTTGCCGCATCAAACTCAGATGATTCTTACCAGCCTTCACTTATCAGAGTGAGCGAAGCTGAGAATCCTCTAGTCTTCCCTGCCAAGAATAGTGTTCAGGTTGGCTCATCCATCGTTAGTGCAATGGCAGCAAATACCCGACCAATCAGCGAAGGTCAGTTTGGCGATGCACCACTCTACGCTTTTACCGATGAAGGTGTTTGGGTATTGATGCTTGGAGAAGAAGGAACCTATATTGCCCGACAGCCAGCCAACAGAGATATTTGCTCTAACCCTAAGGGTATATTGCAGATTGATGATGCAGTTCTGTTCCCTACCGAGCGAGGCATCATGATGCAGCGAGGACGAGAATCTGAGTGCATTACCGATGTATTGGATGGCTTTCCATTCGACTTCACTCTAATATACAGCTATTCCAAGAAAAATCAATACTACCCTATCTCTATTCTTGAACTACAAGATTTTGAAGATGGAGAAGTAGCCTATGTTAGATTCAGGAAGTATCTGAAAAATGCCGACATGATTTACGACTATTACGATAGCCGTATCATCGTCTTCAATCCTAGCTATGGCTATGCGTATGTGTATTCCCTGAAAAGCAATTTGTGGGGAACGATGGTGAATGTGTTCGCCAAGCGAGTTAATAGCTACCCTGAGTCATACGCTATCAACGGTGCAGGAAAGATTGTTAATGTTTACGTTGAAGAACCGAGTGACAACATTCCTTTCTTTTTCTGCACACGACCATTAACGCTTGGTCAGGGAGATAGCCATAAGACTATGTTTACTTGTCTTATCCGTGGTTATTGGACGTGCGACTCCAGCAAATCTAACGGACAGATTCTTTTTGGAAGCAACGATATGAAACATTGGTTCTATATCGGTTCTTCTATAGACAATAGTCTTAGAAACTTGGTTGGCTCTCCATACCGCTATTTCAGAGTTGCCGTCATTGGTAAGATGAACGCTGATGAAAGCATCAGCAGCATTTCTACTGCTTTCCAACCAAGATGGCAGAACAAACTTAGATAAATATTTTTTTTACTATTTTCTATAATTACAATAAAGGGTAGCAGTCCGTGATGGATAGCTACCATTGCTTTATCTTAGCCTTAAACGACTAACCTAAAATGGATGCAAAGCGATTCTTGCTCTACCAGCCGAGCGGTTGCTGGCATCCTTAATCTTCTTTTTCTTATCCTCAGCCAGTGCCCAGAATCTATCAGCACCATCAGGATAAACAATCATTAACCACTCATATAAAGACTGGTTCACAATATAATCGTGAATGTATACCGTCATGGTATGCACACTTGTCTTCGAGAATCCACTTGGCATTCTCATGGCTAGATAATAAGCATCCTCATCATTTGTCGGGGAACCTATACACTCTTCCCACTCATTGGAATCAAAGCCACCTCCAAGCATTTCCATCTTGGTATATCGGAAAAGCATTTCCTTGCAGTCTTCTACCGCTGAGTCAAGAATCCTTGCCAGTTTATCCCGATTGCCATCCTCGCCCACATCATAGATGTTATGAATCAGGTGTGAATCCTCTACAGAACTAGAGATTGAATCCGCATAGGCAGCAGCCGTATTTTTGATGTCAAACACCAGTTCCTTCTTCTGAAGCTCTATCATTACCTTATAACCAAGATTGCATGTTCTGCATTCTTTCATACTCACCTCCTTCCTTATTCGTTAGGAGCCGTTCTGCTTGGTCTCTCACGTCTGTTGAAGGTCTCATGCAGATTCTTGATAGCTGTTACAGACAATTCCGAATAAGTCTTCGCCTCGTTAGGATTGGTAATAACGAACCAGTCCATCAGAGCCTTGTTGATAATGTAGTCATGGATAGAACTTGTAAGTGCATCCTTCAAAGCAAGCGGATAATTGGATGGAAGAGATAGATTGATTGTAATATTTGTATCGCCATCAATTAACTCGTTAGATGCAGTTGTACCGCTACCGGTTCTTACCGATTCACTTAACTCCACAAGCAGTTGACTATACGCATTCTGAATGCTACGCAAAGCCTGATTCTTGTCTTCTTCATCATCACTTGCCTGAATATTGCTGGCAGCCTCAGCATCCATGTCAGCAGCTCTTCTGCTACGCCCAGTCAGGAATGCCTTGTTCTGAAAGTCATAAATGAGTTCACTCATATACAACGTTATCGTTAAATCTTTTCTTGCCATACTATGATATTTTTGTTCGTGTTGGTTTCTTTTTGAAAAACGCTTTATCCTTGATGTCGAGCAATAATGCAGCAGCGTTATCTGCATACTCCTTCACCTTGTCGTTGGCGGTAATCTCACACCACTTCCCGATGATGCTGTTCACCAAGAATGAGTTGGCAGAGGATTTGATTGATTCGAGTAGGTTATCATCAAATCTGCTAGGCATTTCGAGTTGCCAAGTGATAGTTACGTCTGCTACTGAGACTCCTGAGATAAACCGTTTCAGCACGTTTCTCAACGAATCGAGCGATTCATTGAAGAACCTATCAATCATCGTCAGGTCTGCATCCGTCACAAATACTTGGTCAAATGCCGACTTTCCATCCTCCAGTTTGTTCTTTGCGCCTATGTAGGCAGTAGTCTTTGCCACCTCCTCATAGATGTCACTTTTCGTGATTGTCAATGTGAAATTTGCCATTCTTTATCTTTTTATAGAGTTTATAACCTAATACGATTAGCAGCATGCAGAGTGCTCCAAAAGACCATACTGCATACTTCAACTGAAACTGCTCCCACTTGGAGAGTTGTTTTTCTACTGGGTAGAGAACTGGGATGGAGTCTCTTTTCAGGAAGGAATCCACCTTCACCTTATACACATTTTTATAAATGCTCTTCTCATGCCATCGGTCAAGAAAGCAAGTATCTCCCTTCTGTCTGAAGAAGATTGAATCACGCACAAAAACGCTGTCAGAAGTATGCAGCGTATCGTGTTTTACTACGTCCCGACATATAACTTTTTCCATCGGGACGTATTTTGTCTTGCATCCCGACAGAAGAAAAGCCACCAGCAAGATACCAATCACGTAGAGTGCTACTTGCCAAAAATCAGTATCGTACCATTTTACTTTCATAGGCTAAACATTAAAGACCTTCTTTGCTCTTGTAAGAAACTTTCGTCTTGATTTCAAGCCGTTGGTTCCACCATTGATTGTCTTGGTAATAGCCACGAAACTATCACTATCAGCCAGTTTGTTCAGGTCATGTTTCCACCACCACCACATAGCACTCTTCGTTGCTCCTAGCGGAAGCTCCAGCAACTGAGGATTCTCCATGATGTCACCAGTGCAATACTTGCTGTTCTGATAAGCCTGATAGTTGGCTCTGCCAGTAATCTGAATCAAGCCCCTACCCCGATACTTGTAGCCATCACCATCTTTAAGGTTGCCGAGCATGTTCTTCAACTTGCCCACATCATACCTATGGAAGTAGTCCTTGTTGCCGAGTTCCTTGGTGTATCTCAGTTCTCCACTCTCATGTGCAATTTGAGCCAAGAAATGAGCCATTCGCTTAGGAGTATCAATATGGAACACCTCAGCATAGCCATTGATATAAGGTAGGAACGCATCCACCTTATCCTTGGCATTCGGCATAATAGCCAAAATCTGTTCTCTTGTTACCTTCATATTACTTGCCCTCCTTCACTTGTTTTAGCATACTTGCGAGTTCATCCTTCACCTTGCTCTCAAAGTTGCCTAGTTTTGTCTTGAAATAAACGTTTACCCCGAATATTGCTCCAGAGTAAACCAATGTCTGACTGACGTACCATAGTACACCATCAGACACTACATAATTGTTGAGAAAGAATGATAGGAAGGTGAGTACAACACCACTCACTAGCATTCCTATAGCTGCACCATATTGCAATCCTTCACGTACATTTGGAGTCATATCTTATGTTTATATATTATTAATAATATGCAAAGATAAGAAATGATTCCCAATTAGTTACTTTATCCGTTTATTGTGTGCCATATTTTGCTGGTAGGATGCAAGAAGTCAGGGTCTTGCAGATACTCGATAGCCATCAAAACCACCATTTCCTTCAACTCATCAGCATCTTTGCTATATCGCTCCAGCATCACATGATGGTCACTTCTCATCAGGTTCATAGTTACCGCCAAGTCATGGATGGTATAGTCAGAAATATCATCCTGATGCTTGTCAAAGGCTTCTCTTATCTCATCATCCGTGAAGAAAGGAGCCATGTGCTTTGTTCCATCTGCATCCTCATACCACATCTTGCTGATAGCATCATCGGCAAAGTGCTTGTCAAAATGCTCTTCGCTCAACACACCATACACCATCGCACAAAGATGATGTTCCTCCACATCGCTCAACTTGCATGAGAGATACTTGCCGACTGCCTTAGCTATAGCCAACATCTGTTCAGGAGCCATTTCCTGCTGATACTTTTCTACGAAATCTACGAAATTCATACCTATACAAATTAAAAGTTTATGATGTTGCAAAGATACGAATATCTTAAACGCAGCACCATAAACTCGTAGACATTTCTGTAGCTATCTGAATATCAGACAAATACAGTTACGATAAAAACACCTCCTTTCTTTATTCGTCCTTAAATCTGGTTCTCTTCTCTCCACCCCTCGTCCAGATGTCGCTTTTCTTGCGTTTCGCCACCTTTCCGATAACGTCATTCTCGTAAAGTTCGGGCTTATTCTCCCTACCTTGGGTCTCTGAAGCAACACCACCATTCGGGTTGCCACCTTGGCTGGCATCAGGTTTCCCATTGCCATACCATTCCTTGTCACTTGGTTTGTCTGCAATCATAACTATAAACTATTAACTATAAATTATAAACTAAGCAGCAAGCGGTGGGTTCTGTCCGTCAGGACTCACTCCCTGACCGCTCATCATCTGCTGCAACATCGCCTGAGCCTTCGGATTGCTCTGTGATGCCTGAGCAACTTGGGCTTGAAGCTGAGGAGAGAATCCTTGTGGAGTCTCACCATTCTGAATGGCTTGCTGGTTGGATGCAACCGATTGCAACAACTCCTCTCCAAATGGGAAATCTCCTACTTGCAACAACTGCTCCAGCGTGATAGCCTGATTCTGCCATAAGGTCATAAGGAACTCATTTGCCATCTGTCTGTATACAGGAGTAGCCGTACTTTCCGTGATGTTGATGTCAAACTCAACGTCTCGTATCTTCTTAGGGTCGTAGTGTACAATCTGTCCTGCCCTACCAACGATATTGAAGTTACGAGCCACGTCATAGTACTGCTGCATATTCTTCACGGTCTTGTAAGCACCATCAATGATGAACTGGCTGAATGTCTCCAATATATCAAGCAGCGACATGGTAGCATTCTGAGTCTGCTGTGCATAGAGCGAACCGCTCGTACCTGATACTCCTGGTTTACCTTGCAAGGCTCCGTTCACTCCCGATATATCCTCAAAGAACTTCAACTGATAGCTGAGCAAATCACCGATACCGATGTTCGTAGAGTTATTCGACACTTGCTGAGGAACCTGACCGCTATTGTTTGGCTTGTATCTCACGACACCATTGAACCTACTCCACTCATCACAGAAATCATCCCAACTCATATCATCAGGAAGACAATCCTCAGGACAGAGCAGCACACCCTTGGCACTCGCACGCATGATGAAGTCATACATCGTGATAAGTCGGTTCACGTATCTCTGCTGGTCAATCACATCTTCCACGAAGCTGTGAATCTCGCCATTAATAAACGGATAGAACTTAAAGCAGTATGGATGCTCACCATGAGCATAAGGAGTCTCGCCTTCTCTCAGAATATCACCGAAAGGAGAAAGATAGTAGAAATGCCAGTAATCATCCATAAACCACTCGGCATCAATCAGAGGAATATCCTCTTCCAGCATGCCAGCAGCCATACCTCGCCTGATTCTGTCTCTGTTCTCTGCATCTACAATATCAGCCTTATCCTCAATATCAATCTTGAAATCATCGCCATTGTTGTAGTCGTGGCATCGGTACCTTGGCTTACTCTCCTTGCGCCAAACCTCAATCACTCGGCAGAGCGAAGGGTTGGCAGGATTCATAAAGTCGATAGTCTTAGGGTCGAACTCACCGAATCGCTGAGTGCAGTCTGCAATCACGAAATCTCGGTTAGCCGCTAACCGGTATATTTCCTTCAACTTCCTAGCTTCAGCAGGAGACTTGGCAAACTCTCTCAGTACGTTGCCGATGGTAATGTCATGCACCTCACCCAAACAACTCACGTCCCAACCACGGAAATCCCTCATATTGTTGTCTATGAAGAAATTATTCGGGTTCACGTAGTCCGTCCAGCAATCCAACCTACCTCTTCGCCATCCGTACTTCTTCTTATAGATGGCAGCACCGCTTATCAGGAACTCTTCCATGGTTCGTGCATCCAGTTCCGTCTCTCGGTTCAGTTGTCGGTTACATTGCAGCACCACGCTCATGGTCTCACCATATCGCTTCTCATCCTTATCTCTAGCATTGCACGTAGGTTCTTTGCTCTGAGAGCGATACACTCCCAGCACATTCTTCACCAGTCTACGGATAAGGTTATTCTTCAATGGTTCGCTGCCCTGCTCACGGATATAGTCTTCCTCCCTGATACGCTTAGTAAAGCCACACTTGCTTTTGAACTCAATGGTATCGCCCCACTGGTCTCCATAGCAGTATCGCTTGTTTCTCAGTCTTCGCTTTCGGAAGTTATCCATGTTGTTGTAGTATCGTTGAGCCTCCAGCAAGATAGAGAAGGCACGCTCATAAGGCTTGTCAAATCGGTTCTTGGATGCCTTCACGCTATCCAGTTCTTCCTTGTCAAGCACCCTACTCAACGATAGCAGTTTGGTTTCTTCTTTCTTCTTTGCCATAATTTATGATGTTGTAGGTTCAACAATATGTGCCAACTTTCTAGCCACTCCAAGGAATCCGCTTGCAGTATCGGTATCGCCAAGGCTGATACAAGTGAGATAGCCAGCCATGTATAAGATGGAATCTTTCAGGACGGAAGGCAGACTGATTTTCTGTTCGGTAGTGATAGATGGAACCTGAACGTAGATGAATGCCAATGTAGCATCCTGCTTTTTACTAGTATATAGTTCGATACTCTTGCCGTTAGCCGTATGCACGATAGCCGCAATCGGTCGCTCAGGATTTCCCCTAACTCCATATTTGCAGTTCTGATACTTGTAGGCATCATAGCTCTCTGAAATGATTTCGGCAGGACGGTTCCATCCTTCTGCCTTCACAGAAAGGATTCTCAGTATATCGGTAGGCAAAACCATATTACCCACGTAATAGCCGTTGCTATCCGTCCACGTTACAGCATTCGTACACGAAGTACCTTCCACCATATCCTCAGGAGCATCCGAAAGAATGATTCTTGCTGCATCTACGATTTTACTCTCAATAAGTTCTGCTTGCGAGAGTGTATCAGAATCGTCAGGAGCCAGCAAGCCAGCAGACTCTTGGTTTCTATCCAAGAGCACCTTCACCTCTTTCACTAAATCAGATACAGCATATTCTACCATTACTCCAAACCTTCTAGTTCAACACCCTTTTCCTTAGCAATATCCAAGATGTCTTCCTTGGTCTTCATCTTGGAACGGCTCACACCATAGGTCTCAGCCAGATAGTCCTTGGCATCCTCAACGTCTGTTACTACGTGGGTCTTCTTCTCGTCAGCCACCTTCTTCTTGTTCTTGGCAGCAGCCTTCTTCTTTGCCTCAGCAGCTTCCTTCTTCTCATCAATACTCTCAACCAAGAAGAACTTATCCTTGAACCAATAATGTGACTCGATAGCCTTCTGTACCTTTGGGTCTCTTGTCATATAGATACTACAGCCCATAGTCTTACCCTCAAAGTTAATGCGCATCCGCTCGTTACCTACCATAACACTGAATGCCAAATCAGTACCAGCTTGATATTTCTTAAACATGATTATACCTTATTATATATGTGTTACTAAAAAAGGGATGGGGCTAGTGCCCACACCCCTCACTATTTGATGAATAAATTTGCAATTCTACTTGCTTTTAGACAGTACCATCCTTGGTATCGCCAGTATCAGATGCGTCCTTTGTATCAGAAGTACCTTCTGATGCAGGAACAACAGCAAGACGCATACGAGCATGTGCCTTAGGGTACTTCAAGTACAGACAAGCTACCTCCTGAATAACTACTGCATCGGTGTTACGGATGCCAGCCTTCTTCAAGTCGAGAACGTTTCGAGTCCAAGACAAGTGTACTCGCTTAACCAAGAACTCAGGGTCAAGGGCAAAGCCGCAGTCGCTCATGCCGAAGATGTCAAACAACTCAGAGTGAATCATCAACACCTCACCGAAGTCAGTCTCCCAACTCTTGAACTTCAAGTCCCAAATCTCAACGGTGTCCTTCAAGCGGAACTTGTCAGAATCAATCTTACTGAATGCGCTCACGAAATCTGAACCAGCGATAATCACCTTGCGCTTGTTGCCGATACCAGTACCAACAAACAAGTCTTTTGAAATGTCAACCAACTCCAAATCAGTAATCACTCGTTCATTCTTGCCGTAGCCCTTCTTAATATCGTCAGCAGTAGCAACATGACCTACCTCAATATCCTTACCAGCCATCCACCAAATACCCTTGGTAAACCACTGGGCAGAGTTGTTCTTGGTAGTATGCTTGATACAAGCCATATCACCGAAGAGATAAGTACCTTCCATCGCAAGACGCATATCATAGATACTATCCTCCTCGATGTCAGAGAAATCCCAGTCTACTCGCTTAGCTGCAATCTTATTAAAGGTACTCTCCTCTACCTGAATCATGAAGTTCTGGCAGTACTGAATCTCAGAATCAGGAAGGTTGTTGAAACGACCTGTCTGTACATCCAACTCACCGCAACTCTTAGCCATACGGATAAGTACCTGACCCTTCTTCAAAACAGGAATGCCGATAGCCTGCTTGCTGACCAACTCACCATTTACAGCATACACAATAGGATAACCCTCTGTATCTTTACCGCAAACGCAAAGTTCCAAATCAGGAGTAGGAGCATCTGTAATTGTTGAATAGGCAACACCCTTATAGTTGGTAATAGCCTTCACACCCACCACTCGGATGGTATCATCCAAAGTAAACATTTCAGGGTCTTCTACCTTCAATACCATAGATGTACCAGTACTCTTCGTGGTATCCTCCTTGACGGTTGTCTTGATAGGACGTGTACCGATACTCCAATACTCAACTACAAACGAACTAGCAGGCTTGGTTGTCGCATAGCGTGAAATCTGGTCAACTGGAGTAGCCATCGGACGAATCTTGGTAATCTTGTCGTTGATGTCGTTCTCATAGAACTCCGTACCATTCTCGTTAAAGTGCTCACGACCTTTTCCCTCAGTAGCGATACCATAATCCTGACGAGCCGCACCACCATTGCCAGCATCATCGGCAGCAGTAGCACCACCAGCTTCCGCAGCATGACCACTCTCGGTAGTACCGCCATCAGGCAGAGCCGCCTCAGCCATGATAACCTGACCATTCACTCCAAAAATAACTGCCATAACCATCAGGAAGACGGAAAGCAGCCGATTAAATGTACTTTTCTTCATTGTTATCCTAAATTAATTAAACATTATATATTATCTTTTTACCTTTTCTCATTATCGAATGTGTGTTCTCTTCTCGTTGCCACGCTGCCAGATATTACCCCTACGTGATATTCTACCAACAGCACCAAGGTCAGGCTGATTATCCGTAGGCTTGGTCTCCGCATTGGCAGAATCAAGGTCGGCAGTACCATCACCCTTCTTTCTCAGTTCAAGGTTCTTGACGTGCTTGCTGTTCTTGCCACGAACCTCACCTTCATGGGCAGCATCAGCCACATCAGTATCATGGTTCTTAGCCTTGATGAAAGCAGTAATCATTTCCTCTGTAAACTTGCCAGTCACCACATTGCGCATAGTACGAAAGCACTGGTCAATTGCATCATTCACAGCTTCCTCGCCATACTTCTCTTCCAACTTGTCGAATACCTCATAGCTGGAAGGCATATTCTTGTCATACTCCTCCTGCAATTTCTTGCCGTTGGCAGCATTCTGCAAGAACTCCGACTGAGCCGATGCAATCTCATCCGCATTATCAGGGTCTGAATAGTAGTCAATGGCATCCTCGCCATGTGTACGAATCAACTCAGCGTAAGGACTCTTGCCAGCCTTCATCGCTTGAAGGAAGGTAGCCGCCTCAGGGTCACTACCCAGCCAATCGCCCATCGCCTTTTCGTTATCCTTATACCCCTGCAAAGCCTTCTGGTCGGCATCATAATCATCGTTGATGGCTCCATAGATAGACTCATCATCCGCATACTCCGTATCAGGATGGCGGGTCTTCAATCTCTCCAAAGCCAAGTCTCTCTTGGTCTTGATATCTTGCTGTTTTGCAGCACCAGCATTCTGCTCAATATTTGTATTTTCGTCCATATATATATGTGTATATTTATAAATCAATGCCCAAAATTAATGCTTTTTTCCGATTTTCATCTTTTATCCGTTAATTTAGTCTAATCGGATGCGACTAATTCAATACTTTTTTGTATATTTGCAGGGTCAGATATGAAATATAAGGATTCACGATGCTATTTTATAGAGGAACGTGATGCTGATTTATTGAGGGCTTACAAAGAAATTATTAATGTAAGAGACAATATCAGACTCTCAGAGATTGAGGAAAAGCTAGCCCAATCTCCGAGCAGAAGATTTTGGGTTTCAGAAGACCGTGCTTATATAGTCATATTAGACTTACTGAAAGGAAAACCTCTTGATAACATGATTCCTACCCGAAAGGAAATGTATCAGGAGATTTTCAGACGATTCCAGATTCATAAGAGTAATGAGCCATATCTCAGTAATATGGATATTATCAAACGTGTATGTGCTGAAAAAGCACCCAGTTTCTATTTGACTCCTCAAAGCATACACGTAATTCTTAGCAGGGTGAGAAAGGAGGAGAAGCAAAGATGCTACGAGAGACGAAAGAGAAGATTGCGCTTTATGCTGGGTACATTATAATAATGTGTATCACTTTTCTTGGATATGATGGCATGGGTCTCTTTGACGATTGTTCTATTCAGAACCGACTAAGCTACCCTTTCTTTCATCAGAACATCTTTCATGCTGCCATCAACCTTTATGTTTTCCATCAATGCTACCGAGCCATCCCTTGTGGCATCGGTCACTTGGTGGCATTCTATCTTATAGCCATCAGCTATCCCTTCACCTCATCCCTACCAATCATCGGTCTAAGCGGCTTTATCTATGCTTACATGGGCTTTATCGCCCCTTACGTGGAGAATAAGGTAAGATACAATCTCACCATTCTCCTATATATCTGTGTTGGAATCTTCTTCCCTTGCATGGCAGTTGGAGTCCACATCTATTGCTATGTACTTGGTCTGTTGTGGGGATATTTAAATGCACCGCTATGCCAAGACAAGTAACCGCCAAACTGACTGATGCTGTAGACAAACATGTATTGGGCATCCTGAAAGAGAACGAGAAACGCATCAAGGAAATCAACACACCATTCAATCCCATCAAGGGTGAAGGTTGTGGAGATAAGCGATTCCTGCTCTTCCTTCCTGATTTCCCGATTCAGAGACAGCAGCTTCCAGTTTCCATGAAGAAGATTCCGCTCGTCAAGATGCTCATCGAGTTTGGTAGCTGCAAGGATGTAATCAATGAACTGCACAAGGATATAGACGAGCCGTACAACCTAGAGGAAGAAATGGAGCAACTGGTGGAGCAATTCACTCGCATCAGAATGAAACACGACCCTTTCTTCTTCTTTGCTGCATTCATCTATATAAAACCAAAAAGTAGTGGTGTTCCTTTCTTATTCAAACTAAGAAGACCACAAAGAAGATTGCTCAGATGGTTGGAAGAGCGCAGAAAGAAGAATCGCCCTATCCGTCTCATCCTGCTGAAAGCAAGACAATGGGGAGGTTCTACGGTTATCCAGATGTACTTCCTTTGGTTACAGCTCATGTGGCAGAAAGGTCTCAACTCGCTGATTATCGCTCAGGTGAAGGACACAGCAGAAACCATCCGAGGTATGTTCGATGAGGCATTGAAGATGTTCCCAGTAAAGTTCCTTCATGAAATGGGAGAAGCTTATTCAGAGAACGAGCCTAAGTTTGTAGGTTTCGGTTCATCAGGTAACGTGAAGAAGGTTCCTCAGCGATTTTGCAAAATCAAGGTGGGTTCCATGCAAAAACCTACATCTGTAAATGGTGAAGATTACACGCTCATTCATTGCTCAGAAGTTGGGTTGTGGGAGAAAACAGAAGGTAAGTCTCCAGAGGAAGTTGTTCAGAATGCAACAAATGGTGTACTCTACAGACCATACACCATGATAGTATATGAATCAACCGCCAATGGTACTGGAAACTTCTTCCATCAGGAGTGGCTGGCAGCAGAGAAAGGTGAATCTGTATTTGAGCCGTTCTTCGTCCCTTGGTTTGAGATTTACGACCTCTACCATCTTGACTTCGAGAACAAGAAACAGAAAGAGGAGTTCGCAAAATGGCTATACGAAAACAGAAACAACACCAACACGATGTCGAATCGTGAGGAGCCAGTAACTTATCTTTGGAAGTTGTGGCAGATGGGAGCACCTTTGGAAGCACTCAACTGGTATATCGTGGAGCGCAAGAAGTTCACAGACCACGGAGATATGGCTAGTGGATTCCCTTCTGACCCAGTAGAGGCCTTCAAACACTCAGGAGCCAAGGTATTTGCAGAAGAGAAGGTTGACCAGTTCAAGAAAGGTTGCCGAGCACCTAAGTTCATCGGTGATGTTTATGGCGATGGTTACAAGGGTAAGAAGTGCCTACAGAATGTACGGTTTTCAGAAGACAAGACTGGGCAGTTGTGGATATGGAGTAAGCCTGAATATTTTGACGATTGCAAGGTAACCAACCGCTATCTGGTTGTTGTGGATATTGGTGGTAGAGGTAGCAAGGCTGACTGGTCTGTTATCTGTGTCTTCGACCGATATTGGATGATGGAAGGCGGCAAACCATACGTGGTAGCCCAATGGTACGGACACATAGATATGGACTTGCTGGCATGGAAGGCAGCCCAGATAGCCAAGTACTACGACAATGCCCTGCTGGTGATTGAATCCAACACCTTGGAGACGAAAGACAAGGAGCACATCTTGGAAGGTGGTGACCAGTCTGAGTTCATCCTGAATCAAATCAAGGATGAGTACGATAATCTTTATGCTCGCAAGCAGAGCGAAGCAGACATCAAGGAAGGTCTTCCACGTAAGTACGGATTCCATACCAATGTGGCAACCAAGCCGATGGTTATCTCTGTATTGGTTCAGGTAGTCAGAGAACATCTATACGTTGAGCGAGACCAGCGATGCCTGAACGAGTTCCTTACCTACGAGCGTAAGAAGAACGGAGCATACGGAGCCATCGACGGAAAGCACGATGATTTGCTCATGACCAGAGCCATCGGACTCCACATCTGTTTCAATGAAATGGAAATGCCTAAGATGATACAGAATCAGGCAAGAGTAATGAGAAGAAAGGTTTCTGTTTCGGCAGCAACCATCATATAGTTTCAAACAATAATAATTACGATTATGAAAGTAACAAAGATTTTCAAGCGCATCAAGTGCGAAATCATGTACCGCCAAGCTACGGCTAAGGCAGACTACGCATCCAAGAAGAACCATGGTGAAATCTTCTACGTCCTTCCTACGCAGAAGGGCAACCTCATGATTATGAACCGCTCACTCTTCGAGGCATTCAAGAAAACCAAACTGGTAGACAACGACATAAAGGTCAGAGACCTCTTCAAGGATTGTGTCTACCATACCAACTGCAAGAGTGAGAAGGGAAAGCGCAGCCGCAAGCGCAAATTTCTCAGATGGAAGGGCTTAATCTAAAATTTTTCTGCCATAAATAAACGGATAAAAGATAGGTGGAGAAAATTCTGCCTATCTTTGCCTATTATTAATAATGTGTACCAAATATGATTTATAAAATAGTACAAGGAAATAGTTTCAAACTCCACATCTTGGTGCGGAAGATGGACGTATCGAAAGAGTTCCAGCGACTCGTTGACTTTGATATGAATCTGGCTACCGACATCAGAGTAGAGTTGTCAGGCTGTTTCTGCAATACAATTTCTGTTCCAGTTCAAGTAGCAGGAATCCAAGGCAACGTACTGATATGCGACATTCCTTCCACCCTTGATTACGGAAACTATAACGTCAGGGTATCATGGAAGTATGAGGGCAGCGAAATGGTCAGTATAGAACGGAACCTTCTGAGAATCGTAGAACACAACTCTATGAGTAATGTTCCTATCGGCATCACGGAAGGAGAACATACTGGCTTATTCAACCTCCGCTACTACATCGTGACCGAGAATCAGTCTACTTGCCCTATTTCTTTCATCGTTGATAACGCCAAATTCAGCTACACCATCAATGGTGAAACCCAAATGGTGGAGAGTCAGGAGAACTTCGTGATTAACGGAACTATCAGCAACGGAAAGAAACTGGAAGCTCAGTTCATGCCTATAGAAGGTTTCAGCATCGGTCAGGTAAAGGTTATCATGGACGGAAAGGACGTTACTGCTGAGTATTACAACAGCAACACACACAAGGTCTTCATCCCAGCCGTATCAGGCTATGTTACCATCACAGCAAGTGGAACCGTCAAGGCAAGCTATTATGGTGCATCGTCAGCCAAGAATATGAGCGAGTTGAATATGGAAGACCTCACAATGTACGAAGGCACTCTTGTCGGTCAGACTCTTACCATCACAACAACGGAAGAGAAACCATACATCTGGTTTGCAAGCCGCCAGCCGCTCATCTTCAACCAATGCGGCTTCGAGGCATCCATGAACACCACAAAGCTAGGTGACCTCTACTACTATTGGTCAGACGAACTTGTAGCTGGTGACGATAACGAATATCAAATTAAATTAAAAGAATAATATGGCAGAAAAGAAAAAATACAACAGCATCCTTGTAAGTGGGCGCAAAGACCAGACTCTGACATATTCAAAGTACGTCAAAGACGAGGAATCGGGAGAATCCGTCAAGGAATCACTCGACAAGAAGGTCAACGTCACTGATGAGTTAACAACTCAGCAAATCAAGGATGGTGCTATCACCAACGAAAAGATGGCTGCTGATTCTGTTGGTAACTCCAACCTCCAAGATGGTTCTGTCAGCAACGAGAAACTGGAGGATGGAAGTATCACCAACGAGAAGTTGGCAGAGAACTCCATCACCAAAGACAAGTTGAAAGACAACACCATCGGTGTAGAGAAGTTAGACCCAGAGCTTCGCCAGACTATTAATGCAGCTACTGGTCTTCCTGAGAATTTGGTAGAAACCATTCAGAACGTAGATGATACACTGAAAAAACATCAGAGACAGCTAGATGATAAGCAGCAGCAAATCACCGCCAACGATGAAGACATTTCATTATTGCAGACTCGCAGTACTCAGATGGAAGAAACCATCAAGGATATTGCTGCTACTGGTGGTGCAAGTCAGGCTAGTGCTGTTACTTATAATAATGAGAAGTCAAAACTTACCGCAATCAATATCCAAAGTGCAGTGGATGAGGTTGTAGACAAAACAGCTATCAAGGATGAGGAAGAAGCGGTAGTAGAAACTCCTTTCCGCTACATTCAGAATGAAGAGTTCATCTTTGCCAAGGTGGATGCAGAAGACAAACTTCTCTTCGGTTTTCAGTGGGATGGTACTCCAGTATTTGGTAAGACAAGTGCAGTAGAGGACAGATTGCAGTCACAAGTAAATCTATTGGCTGATAAGATTACCACTATCTTGGGTGATGATGATACTACAAGTGCTATTGACACATTGAAGGAGTTGAAGAACTTCTTTGCTAGTATTGATAATACTCAGACTCTGACAAGCATCCTTGCAAATCTCAATAATATCAGCACCAAGTTAGGAGAAGACATCAAGAATCTTCAAGACACAAAGGTAGATAAAGAAGAAGGCAAGTCTCTAATTGAAGATGAAGTAAAGGAGTGCTTTAGAGTAATCGAAAATGAGGAGTTTATCATAGGAGTAGTAGATTCTGAGGATAAGGTTCTCTTTGGTATCTACAGAGCAACTGGCAAGCCATACTATCCTCAAAATGATATGTATCACATATCTCATAGTGAGGAGTTCCTTTGGGTTATTCTTGACACTGCAAATCATCCTCTTCTTGGTATTCAGCAAGATGGCACTTGTTGGGCAGCCAAGGCTCAGTGGCTTGATGATATTAAGGCTATTAAAGAAGCTCTCAAAACCTTCCAGCCAAAAGAAGATGGTAAGGGATTGATAAACCTTGATGTTGCTGACAGCTTCTTCTATATTTCTAATGATGAGTATATCATTGCAGTAGTAGATGCAGAAAACAGAATCCTTGCAGGAATCAAGTATGATGGAAAGCCATATTTCCCTAACCATGAAATGTACTCTGTAATAACCAATGAGGAATGGCTTTATGTTATCATTGATACAGAGAACAAGGTTCTTGGTGGTTTCCGTGCTGATGATGGTCACATGATTGTTGGTGGTATTGATATTAGTACTTTTATTTCAGATGCCATTATTGATATATCAGACATCAAAGAGCGTACAGCCCATCTTTCTACAATAGTCAATGATGAATATCTTTCAGCAGAGACTGATGCTGAAGGTAAGGTGATTGGATATATTGCTTCTGATGGTAGCCATTATCTCTATAAGGTAAAATCTGAGACTATTCCGACAGAGTTTGAACATATTGAAGACCTTGAGAATAGAATAGAGATGACTATTGATGCAGAAGGTAAGGTACTAGGATATCGCAAATCTAATGGAACTAGATATGAAAAAAGCCTAGATGTACAATCTTTGAAAATATCAGGTAGTTCTATAGAAAATGTAATAAATGAATCCATAGAAAAAATCCAGTTATCAAACATCAATGGCGTAGAAGACTTCGGGAAGGAAAATCTTTATACTGGGTATACGAAAAGATACACAACAGCAGACGGGAAGCAGACTTTCATTTCTCCAAATGAATCTATTGGTGGAGTGTTCTGTAATCCTATAAGATGCTCCGCTGGCGATTATTTTACTCGAACAGGTATAGCTACGGCAATTATTGTGGTTTCTGATAAAAATGATAATAATGCACAAAGACTTTACCAAGCAGATGGTTCATTGCCTGGAAATACATTTCAAATTCCAAATGGATGGGATTGGGCTTATTATGTGAGATGTGTTTGTATGTCTACGGATACAGAACTTGCTATTATGAGAGGAAAATATGCTGTCAAAAAAAGTGACCAAGATGGCAAATTACGGATTCCTAACATGAAACTTAGTGCTGCTAATTTTACAAAGGAAACAAAGTTTATCTCTTCCCCAAATGGTAGCATGTACGAAATTGCAGTTAACAATAATGGAGAATTGTATGCGAAGCCTGTAGATAAAGATATTGTATTTGCAGGTGACATACCTTCAAATCTTACATACTCTTTGATAAACAATTTAAGTGATAGTGAATCTATTCCATTTGACAGATTTGTTTGTGCTATAGGGTCTTATGCAACAGTTTTTAAAGGAACTGGACTTACTAGTTACAAGGATTTTTCTCCTTTGGCAATGAACTCAAACATAGAGCATCACTATAATTCTGCAAACGAAGGTAGATATGTAGTCTTAATTTCAGTGGGTAACAAGCGAGGTTTATACGTATATGATGATGATTGGAAACTGATAGATTGTCTTATACAAGACATAGACCAGCATGACTTTATATATATAGATGATTTTCATTATATTGTCTTTAAAAATACTCATGTTGAATGTGAAAAGGATGGAAAAACAGTTACCTTGTTATTGCCATGTATCTATGAATACAAGAATGGGAAAGTCATTGCTTCACGATTGTTGAATGATAAAATCATAACTGACGATATATATATGTTCAGTTTTGAGCAAGGAACCCACTTAAATACCATGCGATTTGACGGTGATGACCAAACTAAGATTATATTGAATGCTCGTCACAACATGTCATTTTATATTCTTGAGAGAAAGGTATCTAATGATGGTGCAGTAACTTTTGGTAATATATTATATCAAGTAGGAGGTTTGCATTCTGCTAAGAACTATGATATAGAAAGCAGAATAAAGACTCCTGATGAATGCCAGTGGTTTCTCTGTCATGATGTCAAGAGATGGGGTAATAAAGAAATCAATGGTATTTCTTATCCTGTCTACACTTTATTCGACAATAACACAAAATGGAGTATAAACCCAAGAAATGGTGGGAATGGTACAGATAAGAACGTGAATTCAAGAATTGTTCAAATGGCAATAGATTTTGCAAATAAAAAAATCGTAGAGTATAAATGCTATTATATCGAAGGGTATTATTCTGATATTATGAGTTCTGCAATTATGTTTAATGAAGGAGTTCTGTTTGTTGATTATGCAAGAAAGCCTATGGCTGGTCTTTATGACTACACAACAGAAGTAACAGAACATGTTGGTAACACATATAAGAATGCTAAGAAACTATTAGAGTTCTATAGTGGAACACAGACTCCTTATAGGGTAAATACGTTTAATTTAAAATAATTATAATTATGGGAAAATGTTTAGTAACAAAACTTAAAGGTAGTGTAGATGGAAACCTTCTAAAAATAGGAGAGTTTAGAATAGGTATTTCTAGATTGAATACTCCAACATCTGACACACAAAAAATGTATTTTGCTTTCGATGAAGATACAAAACTTCACATTGTTGGGGATGGGTACTTCACTGATTCGGCTTTGGAACAGAATCTTGGAAAAGAAATAGTTATCAAAAAAAATGACCAAACTCCAATTTATGTAAGTAATGGGAACTATGAGATTTTTGTAGGAAACAAGTATGGTCTAACTGTTCTTGGACTCAGTTCTGGTTGGGGCAAGATATATAACAAGACTATTGATATTGAAGACTTTAAGTATTCTAATATTTTATATTTATTCTGCAATGCCATTAAAGTTATAGGTGACTTTAAAAAGTTAGACTTCAAAAAAGTAAATTCTGTAAATATTAATTCTTGTGACAACTCAACGCTTTCAACATCTTTATTTACAGGTAGCAGCAGGTTAAGTGGTATTATTGCATCTGAATCAGAATTGCAAGGTGATATTGCTAATTTTGCAAATTGTATTAATCTGGGAAATATGGACTTAGGTAGATTATGTTATGGAAATGTTGAGAGTTTATGCCAGAGTATGCATGATGCTGGTCGCACTTCTGGAACTTTGACTATTAAAGGTGAAAATTTAACTTATAATAATGCTTTATTAAGCGCAGCAGTCACAGCTACGTTTACCCCTAGTGGCGTAACTTATAGACAAAAATAGCTTTCTGTTTGATAAAGAAAGAAGATAGCTAAAAAGTATGGGGAGTAAACCATATAGATAATCGGGTAGGAGGTAAATGCTAATCATAAAAGGCATTTGCCTCCTATTTTCACATTTACCGACCTCCCACACCACCGTACGTGCGGTTCCGCATACGGCGGTTTCGTGCTTTCTCATCTTGCGATGTGTGGCAAGTTGTTTTCAGCTATCCCTATGAGTAGCATCACTTCTATCCTATTGTCGGATTCCGTCCTATCGTCTTGGATAGAGAGTTCCTTTCGGACATCTGATGAGGTGTCTCACAAGGTAACATTCATTTACTATTGCACTGCACGATTCAGTCCTTCCCTATAAGCACACGTGCCTTGGGTACTATGACCTCTGCTGACTTCTCACGGCAAGCTTTACTCCGTCATTGTACATCGAATTATTCATCTTCACCCATGCGTCCGTGAGACCTCCTCGGATAAGGGCTTATTCTTTCCATCTTATACCCACTTCATTTACACCAACCATTCCGAATAGCTATGGGACTTTGATTTGTCTTGCAATCTCATCCATGGTCAAATGCCTTATATGAAGTTTCTGTACGTTAGGTCAGATGTTTGCCGCCAGCTTCTTTCAGATTCCACCTCGCAGTGGACACCCTTGCTATTGGCTATACAATTCCCGCTATTAGGGCTTGTTAGGGACTTGCACCCATTAGAATAAGCTCATGCCGAGCATACAAGAAGAAGGGTGAGTCAAAAGATTCACCCTTTTCTTATGCTGAAAGTAGAAACAACAACATTAATCATACACCTTGAAGAACTTCTCGCACAGACTCCCCATCATATAGCATGGTTCCTCGCTCAGCATATCTATTCCATCCTGCTCACAGATATGCGCTACCACATGAAGAAGCTCATGACCTATTGTATTGATGATGCTGCCATCAGATTCACACTCCCCAATGGCAAGTACACTCCTTCTTTCTGATAGGTTGGAATAAGTAAGCCCCCTATCTCCACTCGATAAAGACAGATGCTCATAGGCTTCCGATAAAGGATTTCCGTTGCATCCAATATCAGAAAGAGCATGGCATATCTCATCGGCATCAGGTGGCTGATAACCTATGAAACATACTATGCTCCAATCGTACTTCGGAAGTTGTATTACTCTTCTTATCATAACACATCTTCCCAAGGGATAGGTACACCATTATGGCAGCAGTCGGCATAGAATCGGTTGAAGATGAAACCATCCTTCTGGTCGGCATCATCCACCATATCCTTGATAAACTGGGCTAGCTGCTCCTCATCCTTGATGGAAGACTTGTAGAAGTCTGCCCTCGCCATATTCGCCACATATACATGGTCGTAGCCTATCTTATTCTTTACCTCAATTCCCTGACCGAGCAGAAGGGAATCCACCTTCTCCTTATCCCAAAACGAGACATTTACATCACGCTTGGAGGAAGGGTCATACTTGTACATCAGGCTCACCGCCCACTCGCACATCTTTTTGCTGAAATGATAGCCATTGTATCTGAGATAAGAAACCATTCCCTCAGGTTTGAGGTCATACATATCCAATGGCATTCTGCATTTTCCCATATTGCTGAATATTAAAGGGAGTCTGGTTCCGACATAAATGTCACTACCAAAACTCCCAAGTTAAACATTAGCGACCGCCACCATTGTAGCCGCCACCACCTCTTTCACCATAGCGGTTCGGGTAGTTCCAATCATCATTGACGTTGTTGAATCTACGTCTGTTCTCACGCTCTTCACGTTCCTCACGCTCTCTTCTCCAATCGTCACGATAATCAGGCATACGCTCACCCATACGCTCCTGCTTCATCTTTTTCAGACAAGACATAGCCTTGCTGCCAAAACCAAGCATAGACTCGATGTTGTCATACAAATCATCGAACTTATCTTCTGTAATCTCAATCATTACCATAATCATAAGATATTAAAGTGAATAGATAGGAGATTACTTGCTCATGGTCTGCTGGAGCCATCCCATCATCTTGTCAATCTTGCCCTCAATACCTGAAACCTTACCTTCCAGTTTATTGATTTTCTCGGTCTGTTCCTTATCCTTGGCTATCTGGGGGTTGAGTTTCTGTAGCATTCCCTCACAAGATTCCACTACCCTCTTGTTGTAATCTACGCTCTCCAGTATCGCCTTGGATTGTCTCAGCATGGCATCCACCTCTGCACTCATAGCATCCTTATTGTCGCTAACCACAAGGTTCTTGTCGTTGGCTATCTGTCCGTTTGCTGGCAGTTGCTTGAAATCCACCTCCTCATCACCCAGCTTCACCTTCACGTCCACTACGGTCTCCATAGGCTGAGGAGTAAAGCCGTTGTTAAAGGTAGGATATTTCGTCTGAGGATTGCTTACTGAAACCACCTGACCGATTCGCAAGTTCGGGTTCTCGCCCTTGTCTAGGACATAGAATAAAGAATTAGTTCTTAAACCTTGAAACATAATATAATCTCCTATTATCTATTCTTGTTAAACAATACCCGACATCATCTGTAGGGTGTTAGTATCTCTCTCAAACCAGAACTGATAAACACCAGTTCCCTGCACGTCTGCAACCGTCAATGGTTCACCATTATACTTGGTCACAGCCTGAGTACTTCCGTTGGTCTCGAAAAGGATAGGCAGCGTACCAGTCGTTCCAGTCGGAATAGCCTGCATCAGGTTTACGAAAATCGTACCTCTGTAGCTGGCATTCAGGAAGGCGTGGTTTTTGAACGAGAAAACAACATTGTTGGTGTTCACAACCACGCCCGTAGAAGCGATAGCTGCCGAACCATTACGATTCACCCTTGTATATGGTCTTAACCAAAACATAGCAGCCTCCTTTCTTTAACCCCAGAATCCGTTGTTAGCAGCATTCAAACCATACAAGCCAGCCTGATAAGCAACGCAGTTAGGAACCGCAGTAAATGGGCTGTAAGGAGTGGTCACGGTCTCAGGCAACTTACACTTGATACCAGCCACCTCGTTCTGCAAGCCAGCCAATACCTGATTGATAGGAGCCACAGCCTGACCCACAATCTGAGAGGTCATAGCAGAAGACTTGAAGGTGCTGTTCTCTTCACGAAGAGCATCAATCTTGTTCTGTAACTCTCTCATTTCAGCTTGCTTTTGTCCGTCAACGATGGTCTGAGTGCTATCCTTGATAGCGTTGTGCAAGTCACAAGTTTGTCTCTGAGTCTCGTAAGCTACATTGGCGAAGCCACGCTCCTGACCATTAGCTACATTGTTGATGGCATTCTGCAAGGTTCCAGTCTGCTGGCAGATAGCCATGCGGTTCTCGCAGCAGCAGTTGGCAATCTGTTGAGCAATCTGCATATTACCCTGCTGCAAGGCATTGATAGTCTGCATACCGCTCATACCCACCTGATTACCTACACTCTGAACCTGAGAGGTCAAGGCAGAAATGGCACTCTGAATCTGACCTTCGGTGCAGTTCAACTGGGTAGCCAAATTGCTGAGTGCATTGCGGTTGCCACCGATGGCATCCATCAGGAGACCACGACCATAGTCATTGTTAATCTCGTTTGCGAGACCACCACGACCATTATTGCCGAAACCTCCCCAGCCGTTACCTCCCCAGCCCATGAGGAAGAAAAGGAAGATTACCCACATGAACCATCCACCTTCGCCACCGAAACCATTGTTTCCCTTCATGGCAAGAAGGACATTTGGGTCAACACCCTGCTTCTGGAGCAGAGGCGCAAGAAGACCGAGCATCCCATTATTAGATGTTGAGCCTTCGTTTCCGAATACATACGTTTTACTTTCCATATTATCCTGAATCTTTTGTTAAACATTAATTGATTAATACTACGTAACGTTACGAGCACAAAGTTACGAATAATATGGATAGATATAGATAAACTCGCAAAATATTATATAAGTGCTTGATGAGCAAAGATTTATGATTACGTAAAAGGTCATAAATATACAGGAGGGGCGATTGGGTCTCTCCTATATATATAAAATGTGTAGCTACTTCTAGAGGTTTATTCCATACTTTCGTGATAGCTTGCGGAAGAAAGCCTTCTTGTTGGCAAAGTATCGGATGAGCGACTTATTCCACTTCTTTTCATGCCCGAACTGGTCATGGATGCCTTCGGGTATCTTGCCATCGTGAACATACTTCTCGAAGGATGAGATAGACTTGCCCATTTCGTGAGCGCACCATCCCTTGTTGGCTTGTGTATCATTCATCATGGCAGTAAGAAGTGCCACAAGTTCCATATCTCCTTCAGACAGACCGCAAGGGATAGGCTTGCCCTCTGCTTGTGCAACTGCTGATTCATGTGCCTTATCTGCGAGAGCACGAAGTCCAGCTTCGATGATGCTGTAATTTACTAATTGCGACATAAGCATATAAAATTAAAATGATTGTAATCAGGAACATATCACAATAGTACATCTGATTCGTGATAACGATGGAATCATACATGACGTGAATCACATTGACTCCTGCAATATAGAGAATCGGAATGCGCCACTCTACACACAATCGGTGCAACACCTGACCCTTCCAAAGAGAAATCGGGTAAAGAATGTAAGTGATGAAGTAGAAGAACCAGATAGGTTCCTCATTCTCTTCGTACCATAGTGTTATCTCCATTTTGTTGTCATAGAACTGAGATATACCATACCATCTGAAAAGCATGACCAATATAGGCGCATACTTGAAATAAAGCAAGTCAGTCTTAATCTTGCTGCGTTCGGGGAGAAGTTTCGTAATCTCTCCAATTAACTTCTTGACTCGTAGGTCTTCGTTTTCATCTTTTTTCATAAGCCTTCATTTTTTAAGTTTATAATGATTGGATAATCTTTTGCTGATGCAATCACCTGAAATTCAGATGTTCTTAGATGCTGCAAATATAAAAAGGAATAATGGAAACATAATAATTTAGGATATTTTTAATAGTTAAACTTTATAAATACTTACAGATTGATAGATTTACACAAGAAATAGAGGTAAAAAGTTTCAGATTGGAAGCATTATCCCCCGAAAGCCTAGCACTTTCAGGGGATAGTCATATATGTATTACTTCTCAGCCTTCGCCTTCTGGCTAGCCACAACTACCTTGTTAGCCTTCTCCAGCACGGCAAGAATCTTCTTTCTCAGTTCACGAATCTGTTTCATGTCCTCAGCATTGTAGGCATCCTTGCCATCATCCAAGAAACCTTTCTTCAACTCGGAAATCTCCTGCTTATCAAGAGCAATCTCGTCAATGGCATCAATGGCTGCCTTGTTGGTGTTGTAGTAGACATCACTCTGACTAGGAGCCGTATCAACCAAGAGGTCATAGGAAGTCTTGAATCCGTTCAGCTTGGTGTAGAGTTGTTTCAGCTTCAAGTCCTCGAAATCATCCTTTGGAGTAGCATGAGCCTTGTATATATCCTCGGCATTTAACTTGTGAGGTCTATACTCCTCCCCACTCTCCTCAGCACGTTCCTTCTTCTTGTCTTCCTCATACTTCTTCACCTTCACATCATCCTGCTTATACTGCTTATACTCCTCAGAGCCGTAGAACCGCTCCAGCATAGAGTAATCGCCATCCACCTTAGCTTGTTTCTTCAACTTGCTCAGGGTATTGGCTGCATGGTCGTGATTCTCCTTCATATCCCAGAACTCATCACCTTGTTTCTTAGTAACCGGTCTATCATCAGGATTGCTGACGAACTTGCTGAATAATGGAATATCAGCCACCTTGATTTCCTTCGGGTCGTTGAGTGACTTGGTAAGAACACCGAGCACCTGACTGCCCATGGTGTAAGCACCACCGAGATAAGAAGACAATACATGGTCAACCACAGCAGGGTTATTCAGATTGTATCTTGGGTCACCGAAAGCATCAATACTATTCTTCTGCACATCAGGATAGTCGTTTCCGATTGAGTTAACCATCTTCGATACTCTCACCAGCCAATCAGGAGTGCCCACGTATGCCTTGGTGAAGTTCGGGTCATACTTGTTGTACTCTGTCTCCTTGAATAATGGCTTGCCAGTGAAGTCAACATTGAAAGCCAACTCAAAAACTGGGCGAATAGCATTCGGCATCAGACTGACAGCAATATTGCCATCATAGCCAGTAGGGTCAAGCGGAAGCATATCCACAACCTGACCAACCAAATCCCAACCATAGTCTTCCCAACTCTCCTCAGCCAACTCGCCACCCATCATCTTGGATGCAATCATATCTCCCAAGCCATAGAAAGCACGGAACTCCTGAGCAAGAGGAATCTTCACGAACTCATGGGTAGTAGGAACCCACATAATAAAGTTGTTTCGTCTATCCCACTTGGAGAACTGCCAGTACTTCTTAGATATATCTTTGTACCAATCCTTATCATCATCACCATCGCCACCCAAAAAGGCAGCACCCAACTGCATTAGAGCGACATTAACAATAGGTACGAGTACACCACTCGCCAACCACGATGCAGTAACAGCCGTGAACTTGAAAGGATGATGCTTGGCAAGCGCACCCAAGGTCTGCAAACTCTGTACTGCTGGGTTGATGAAGAGATAGAGATTTCTAATAGTCTGCCAGCTATGTTCTCCAGTACCCTTGCGGTTGAAGTTCAGGGTCACGTCCTTGGCATCATTCACCGCCTCATCAATGGAACGTCCATACTGAATAGAGGTCATGTAGACTGCAAAACGGTTACTATCCTCAATCATTCTGTTCAGGAACTCGATACTATCCATGATTGTGTGACCAACCTTTACTGGGTTCGCCTTCCATCTATCCAAATCCTTCAAGTCGTTCTTGAATTTCTTCTTCAAGTCTTCCACGTCAAGCGAAGAGACAAAGCCAGTTTCACCACCATTCATCATGAAGTCATAGAACATCTGTTCCTTTGGTGTAGCGTTTCCGTTGTTTACCTTATCTCTCAACTTTCCGTTCTGAAAATCTCTCAGCATGAATCCGAGATTCCAAGAGGTAGCAAGATTCTTTATGAGCAGATAGTTGTACTTTGCATCCTCACGGATAGCTGTAGATGCCAGCGTCATGGTCAGGTCTCGGAAGTAGTTGGAAGGGATGAAGAGAGGTGAAAGACTGGTATAGGCAGCAGCCATCTTTCTACCAACAACAGCAATAACCCTCTTACTGATACTATTTTTGATTCCTTCACTCACTCGGTGTGCTCTGGTATTGTTCATCGCCTGAGCCAACTGAGGGTCACCATTCACATAGATAACATACTCCTCGCCATCCTTCATTACTCTTACCTCATGCTCTCTTTCCTCGCTATGAGTCTGAGGATATGCAATGTTCAGTCCGTCTCTCTGCTGGGTAGCATCGCCAGTCTGAGCCATATTCTCCATCTTCTGCTCGAAAGCATCAATGGCAGCCTTCACCTGATTGCTATTCATCTGAGAAGTAATCTGAGGTGTAGCAGGAATCCACTCTTCGTTTCCGTTGGCATCCGTACTCTTTACATACCAAGCCTTGCTCAGGGTCAGCAAAGAAGTTGGATGATTCTGAGCCAAGAGCATCAGGTGTTGCTTCACCCAGTTCTTGTTGTTCAACAGGATTCCACTCTCTGCCATATTCTCTATGTAGGCGATAGGGTCGTCAGCGATAGAGGTTCGTCCGTGTGCCGTCTTCAAGTTCTGATTGAACGCACCCTTGCCACCACCTACATAGTCCCATACTTGGTCGGCAGTAGTGCCATCCCAGCCACGGAGAGGAATATAATGGCTATACATATCACGCACATACAGATAAGTGTCTTTGCTCATCATGCCAGCCTTATAGCCATCACGGAGAATCTTCTTGGTAGCCGCATTCGTAGCATTCCATAGGTCTTGCACCTCAGCTACATGATTACTCTCAATATCCCTTACCAGTTTATGGGCAGCTTCCTCAAAGTCAGAGCCACCGAAGAGAGCCGACAAGCCTGAGTAATCGTAGGCGATACCATTCTCATCATAACGATAGTCCATATAGGAAGGAGAGTATTTCGTTCTAAGAGCGTTATCTCTCTGTCTCCAAGTATTGAAATCCACTCTTCCAAACTCCAAATCGCTATCATTGGTAATACGGTTCATATCGCCCTTGTAAGCCCTGTATGCCGCACTTCTCTGAGCCACATCATCAAAGTCTGCATCCAGTGACTTCTTGAAAGCCATCTGGGCATCACGCTCCAAACCATGCTTAGCCATCATGTAGATACGGACATTATCATAGCTGTCACCCAGTATCTTCTTCATCTGATGATAAGCCTTTCTCAATGGCTGCAAGAACTCATTGTTGTACTCCTCAAACTCGTTCTTTCCCTTGCCATGACTGCGATTCTCGGCAGTATAGGCATCCTCAGCCATGTTCAGGCGGTCAACACCAACTTCCTTCATAATAGCTTCCTGAGCCTTGCGGATAGCCAGCATACTATCCTGGAAGGCGATACGTTTAAGCACAGAACCACGCTGCAACTCTCGGTTGAACTCTCCAAGGGCAGTATCATCACTTAGAAGATGCTGTTCGTAGGTTGGAGCAGTCTTCCAAAGAGCCATCTGCTTGCGGTACTCGTCCACTCTCCTCAGGAAGTCAACGGCACTCTCGCCAGCGTTTCGTTGTGGGATGGTTGGTCGCTGGGCATCCTTTGGCAGATTATTGTCCTTCTTCCACTGGTTCAAGTCATGCTCAAACTGGTCATAGCGCAAGGAGAATCGGGTATTACCCACGATATTGGCATTGGTCTCATCGAATATCACATAGTTGTAATCGCCTTCCTCTGCACCGCCATAAATGGTTCCAGCAGGGTACTTGATTCCAACAAAGCCAGCATCACTTAACAACTTACTAGCTGCTTCTTTAGAACCAAGCATAGAGGAAAGTTCATCATACAAGTCTTGACCTCTTACCTTACCATCAACACGACTTGGATAAATGGTCTCAATAGGCTCCTTGCCTATTCTAACCAACTCCTTATTTACCTTATTCAAATGAGATTTTTTCAGTTTATTCTCCCAGTCAAGATAATCTCCATTATCATCAGGAATATCCACATCATAAAGATAAGCAATATTATCAGGAACAGCTATTTCCTCATTCTTCTTTGCAAGAATATTGCTAAGTTCCTTTAAATCATCATCATCAGGGAACATTTCTAGAGCAGAAGAAAGGTCTTTTCTCATAGCATCCAATCCCTTGTTTACATCTTTATATTTATAGATATATTGTCTTACCATATCTTTATTATTGGCAGACATATCTGTCACAAATTCAAAACCGCCATTATCTTTCCTTATCTTGGCACGTCTTGTGTAGTCCTCAGCAATATCCTTAGAGTTAGTAACATAACCACCCCATCCAAATGCTTGTGAACCTTCGCCTTCACCCATGTGGCTGAAATCGAACTTGTCAAAGCTAGCACCAGTACCATGATAGGTACGGATGCTAAACTTAGGGTCAGAGCCAGTAAGCAGAGGAGCAATCACATGTTCCGTCAACTGGGTAGGGATTCCGTTGCCGATGATGGTATGGCTCAGGTTCTCAGAGAATGGCATCTTGTAATCATCGCTCACTCCTGATACTCTTGCGAGCACTCTACCCATGGCACGATACACCTTGCCGTTAGGCATCACAATCACATCACCACTCTTCGTTCTGAGTGTTGGCAGGAGTTCATCAGCAAAGGCATGAGGAACCTTGCCGTCAGCATAGGCACTACCCATCACATACAATGGCTTGTCAATGTTTCTCCAGTCAATGCCATCAGCCTTCAAGCGAATATCCATCCAAGGAGCCACACCATTCTTCTTCTCTGTCAGGGTCGGGATAATATCAGCCACAGCTTCATACCATCCGCTCTTGCGTGCCATCTTCTCAGGCTTGGCAGGAAGTTTACCATCACGAACCGCACGGACAATCAATCTCTCTCGGTTGGTGTAGCCGCCATAGTCAGCAGCGTTATACACATCTGCATCCCAAGTGTAGCCGTTCGCATCCAGAGCATCGGTAATAATCTTCATCGCATCCGAATCCTTATAGCCCTTCACATTCTCAATGGTCACCACCCTTGGTTTCACAGCATTGATAAACTCGGCAGTACTAGCAGCAGTCTCCTTGTCAAGTTCCACCTCAGCATGGTTACTCTTTGCCTGAGAGTAGTTCTTGCAGACTGGGCTGGCATGGAAGTACTCCACCTCGCCATCTATCTGCTTAACCAACTCCTTAGGGTCAACATCACGAACATCAGCAGTAACGATGTGCTGCCCGAAGTTATTGCGATAAACACCGCTTATCTTCTCGTCATACTCTACTGCCACCACTGGGTCGATGATACCCTTCAAGCCTTCCTCAACAAGACCGCCACCGCTAAAGTAGGTTCCAGCCTTAATGAGAGTGCCATCCTTCAGGGAGAACTTAGGTTCCTCGCCAGCAATCTCTGCCTTGCGGTTCTCGCCCAGAGCCTGAGCAATATGAATCATCTTCTTGTTAGCCATCTTCCAGCCGCTCGGCATATCCTCAATAGCAGTCTTGATAGCATCATCCACCTCATCAGGAGTGTTCAGACTCTTCAAATCCTCAGCCATATCTGCCGCCCCACTCTCCTTTCCGTCAGCAATATCACGGAGGGAGAAGGACACATCACCCACACCCAAGAAAATCTGGTCTTTGCGAGCCACGTCCTCAGTAGATTCAGCGAGAGTTTTTCTTCTCTCCTCAGGAGTCATGTTCATTCTTTCCTGCACATTTCTTGCCTCCACCTCGCCAGCAAGTGACTTGTAGCTATTGAAATCATCTTTCTTCATGTAGGCATTATAAAGACCTCTGTTCTTCTCTATGAGAGCCTTCGCCTCATCTTCCTTACCTTCTGCTCGTAGCTGCTTAATCTGTGTGGTGACCTCATCAAACCTCTTCTTGACTTCACCTCTAATAGTTGTAGGACTACCTCCAGTGGCAAATCCCTCAATACCTTGAATAGCATGCTGAATCTCATGATTCAATATGTCATTCATATATTTCAACTCATCAGCATGAATGGTTATGGTGTTGGTTTTTGAATCATATTCACCATGTGAAGGCATATCGTTCATAATGGCATCCGTATCAATACGCACATCTTTCAACTGGGGATAAGACTTAAATAATTCAGGTGCATCAATCACATCAGATAGTTTGCCGCCATTCCAGAGCATATCATCCTCGTAACGCTTAACAATTTGTCCACCGCCTACATCCATCGTGTCCTTTATCTTGGCATCAGGAATTTCGTATCTCCACTTGCCATCAGCACCACGCTCCCAGCCGGTAGCCATCTTGATTGCCTTGGCATCCTTCTTCTCCTCTTCCATCTTGCGAGCCACAGAGAGATTATCCATACGGAAGGTACGCTCCTCTGCCTTGTCAGCAGCAGCCGCACCACGCTCACCAGCGAGAGAGAATCGGATATTGTCGCTACTATTGATAGCTTCATTGAAGGCACGACTGCGGTCACCTTCCTTATTCGGGTCATAGTCATACATTGGTAAGCCAGCAGTCTCTATACCCTTGCGTACATCTTTGCCCAAGTTATCAGGAACCACAGCAGCAGCAAACTCGTTTAGACGGAGAGGTCTGTTGTACTTAGTCTCAAAGTACGCACTCTTCAACTCTGTCTGTACTGCATTCTTCAAGGCATCCAGTTTCTTCATGAAGGTAGGAGTAAGGGTAATGCCATATTCTTTCTTGGCATACTTCTTAGGGTCAGACTGCAATACAATATCGTGAAGTCTCTGCTCACCATAGAACACATCATTATACAAGAACTTGGCAAGGTCATAATAAACATCACTCCATTTCTCGTAAAATTCTTCCTTATCCTTATTAGAAGACAACTTATCCTTGTTGGCACGCATTTCGTCTGTAGAATCAACACGACTAGCCAACTTTGCGATAAAGCTACCAAACGAGGTATATTCGCTTCCATTGGTCTGCCCATCTGCTTCTTCCCTCATAGCCTTTGAAACATTTTCAAGAGTCTCAGGCACATACTTTCGGGAACCATCCCTAGTATAGCCACGGAAGATACGGTTCTTCGTTCCGAACTCATCCAGTTTGTTCTCCTGCCATCTGATGTAATCATCATAAAGACCATTCTTGTTGACGTAATTACTAGCCTTCACCTTAGACAGATAGAAGTCATACTTCTTGGTATCGTTATGTTCCTTCACAATATCCTCAACAACCTTCTTCACATCTTTTTTTCTTGGACTGCCGTCCTTGTTAAGCAAGGTTGGCGCATAGTCACGCTCAAAGATTTCCTTAGTCTGTTTTCTTACTTGTGGATTGATAGGGCTAGCCTTAACGCCAGTCTCCTTATACATCTTTCTTCTCACCTCCAAAGAAACCTTTTCCCAAGTAGGATGGATGATGGCATGCTTAGCCAGACTTGTAACCTTTTCATTCAGTTCAGGGTCAGTCTTCATACTATTCAAAATATCCTCGGCAGTAGGATGGTCACTGATAATCTCTTTCCAGCGATAATCAATTCTTGAATCATACTCCTTAATATCAATACCCTTTTCCTTCAAGTACATCAACTCCCAAGCAGGAGCATTATTGTCACTTAGGGCATCCTTTGCCTGTCTCTCAATCTCAGCCTTAGCTCCACTTGGGTAATCAAGGCTATCAACCCAGTCTTCAAACTTCCGATACCCCTTTTCGCTCATTTCTCGCTCTACGGAAGGATAACGCTGAGTATAGGCATCAGTTATCCATGTACCACCAGTATTGCCAGTACGCTTATCCAAAAGGGCAGAAGGAGCGATGAAGGAAATCTCTCCAAAGTTGTCGTGACCAGTCTTGTTGGTATCAATTACAGCTAAAGAAGGATTGGCAAAGCCACCCAGCTTCAAAGCCTTTCTCAGTTTCTCCTCAGTAATGTTATGCACTCCTGCAAGAGTTTTTTCATCCTTCAAAGAGAAACGCACATCCTTATTCTTCTCATTGAATCTCTGAGACAAAGGAATCACATTACCATTATCATCATAGGTAACGGCATCAAGCAACTTTTTGTTGTTCTTGCTGTTCTTATAGGCGAAGTCTGTATCATTGATATAATCTTCCTCACGACCATAGCCCCATTCTGCAATATCGTTGCCATCAAACCACACATCATCAACAGGAACTTTTTGTTCGATGATGTTGTAATCGTCACCCCATCCATGCAATTTTGCATTATCAACAGCATAAGCACGACTTGGAGTAACCCAGTCACCATTTCGGAAAGAACCTTCCTTCACATCAGAAGGAACACTACGATACATTGTAATAGTCTTAGCTTTCTTCTGAATAGCATTACGAACGTTATCAATAGCCTCCTTACGCATAGGGTCAGCTGCACGATAAGATGCGGCATTAGTCAACTCCTCCAAGTTGCCGCCATCAATATCATCATTGATATAATCACCAAGAGTTGATTCACCTTCAAACTCGCCATTATCCCATGCCTCCTTGCGTTCGTCCTTTGTCAAGAAGTAACCATTACCCCAAGGTGCAGCACCATTGAAGGCAGATGTACCTTGATAGCTGGAATCTGTAGAATAGCCAGCAGCATCAGCAGCTTCATTCACCATCTTCTGAGCCTTTTCCATATTGCCATCTTCCACCGCTTTCAGGTATTCTTCATCTTTCAATGAGAATTTTGTGCCCTCAACATCAACTTTTTCGCCATTTTCCTTGGTAGTTTCAAAAGAATTGATTATATTTGCAGCAGAGCTGAGCGGAGGAGTGGAAAGGCTTTCCACCTTATCATCTTTAGGAGTTAACATAATGAGTTCGCCGCCATTTCGTTCAGCTTGTCTTTTTATTCTCCCAAGATTTCTTTCATCAAGTGTATACCAACCAACAACTTCAACATTATTCTTGTTGTCGTTTACTTCCAACACGGTGATAGGACTTTTATCATCCAACTTGATTGCAACCCAATGGTTAGGCTTCTTTGTTGGCTGTGTGTGCCCTACTAAATCAGTATTGTATAAAGCATCATTCAATACCTTTTTGCTTTCAGCAGGAGTAAACTTGTGAGCATTCCAATTCTTCTCAAAAATATTCTTCTTGATAACAATAGGCTTTCCGTTTGCCCCTATAGCAGCATCCACATTCTTTGGTATAGCAGGAAGCTCTACATTACGAAAGGCACTAGTGAAGTCTTCATCCGTCAATTCATCAACGGACTTAATCTTATCCAGTTTCAAAGTACCATCCTGATTCAGAGGATTCTCCTGATTATCCTTCAACGAGAACTTAGGAGCATCAGCTATCTCCTGATTGATGCTGTTCACGACATCATCAGTAACAATATCGCCCTCCTGAATCTGCTGAGGTTCACGACCAGCCTTGCTTACCAAGTCTGCTTGCTCTGCTCTGGTCAAGATACGGTTCACCTTCATCGCACCAGTAATCACCCAAGGGTCTGTCTCAGGGTTCGGGTTGGTACGATACATATAATATCCATCAGTAGGCAGATGTTTCAAGCCAGCCAATGAATGCTGATACTTGCCCGATGGATTGATACCCTCTTGGCGAGCTTCATCCTGATAATCTACATCAGCAGCATACTCCACCTCAGCGAAGACGAAGTTCTTAGGGAAGAGAGTCTTGTTTCCCTCAGCATCCTTGCGGTTGAACTGGATAGCGTAAGGCACTACACCAAGGTGCCAGCCTGGTCTATAGGCTAGCTTACCGCTACCGCCTTGTGTTCCCTTGCCGCCCTGCTTAACCTGAGGTCTGCCAGTCTTGCTTTCTCCTGCGATAGGAGCCGCATCAGCATCAAGCCACACACCAACAGGAGTGGCAGCACCATTAGGGTTCGCTACCATTGGTGGATAGAGTTTGCCATCCTTCAAGACGAATACCTTGTAGCCGATACCCTTCTTCTTTGGTTCAGGCTTTTGACGGAGAGAGAATGAAATATCTTCGCCAGTCTCAGAGTTTGTCACATCACCTTTGGCAGTCTTCACATAGGCTTGTTCGATGGAGCGGATGATGTTCTTGGTTACATCGCTATACTCAGTACCAAAGAATGCCAACTTAATCTTCTGCAATATCTCATGGATAGCAGCGAGCAGAGGATGAGACATCTTCATAGCGAGAGTGTGAGCAAGGTTCAAGTCACGAATCATTTCACCTACCGAATCAGCAACAACCTCCTCAGCATAGTAATCTCTAGCACGTCCAGAGAATCCAGCATCAGAATATCTCTGCATGGTCTCATCCACCGCCTTGTCGAAGGCATCAGAGCCATAGGTATCAAGCACAAGCTGAGTCAACTCATTGTATGCAGCAGGGTTCAGGTTCTTGATTTGGTGGGTCATTTCGTGACCGAAGATAAACTGAGCACCTTCCGTGATAGAAGAGTCAAGAGTGATGAAGATGGTACGATGAACGTTGCCATCGGCATCCTTGGTCTCCTGAATCCAGCCGTTGCCCAACTTGTCAGAGTACTGCCATTGAATGTTAGCACCCATCATCTTAGCCAGTCTCTCGAAAGCCTTGCGAGTCTTCTGCCCTACGATATTGTCAACAACCTTCATATCATCCACCTTATTCTTCTCTACATCAGCAGCACGCTCGGCAGTTGTCTGTTGCTTGCCATTCTCCTTGGCAGAGAAAGGAAGGTCAGATTCATCACGCTGTGCGCCTAAAGGTGCTTCATCAGTAGCATCCTCAGGAACATTTATATTATCATTTATTTTGTCATTTGTCTTCTCATTATCCGATTCATTAGACAAATCATTAGATTCATTAGACGATTCATTATCCAACTTCGCCTCTGACTTCGCCTTCAACTCAGCCTTTTCATCCGACTTCGCCTTCAACTCGGTCTCTGGCTCAGCCTTGTGCTGCTCAGCATAGGCTGCATTCTCCTGAGCACGTTTCTGCTCTTCAAGTATGTTCTCTGCCTGAGCAATGCGAATATTTTCAACAAAATTCCTTGCTTCCGATGCCTTAAAACCGCTATTGAGTACACCGATAAGTGCGTTACGAATATCCTGAGTGTCTAGTGATTCAAGGTTGGATGGGCGATTCTCCCACAAGCTATGAACGAGCGCATCAATAGTAGTTCCCTTGCCATCAGCAGCGAGCAACTGAGTCTTGGCAAAGTCTTCTCTGCTCAATCCAGTCTCTTGCTTAACACCCTTGCTTGTTTCTGTTCCCTCATAGTTGAGAGAGTGAGCACCGAGGTTGCTAGCCACATACTCCTCAGCAGTAAGCGGAATCGTATCTGTCACGTCAATGCCAGTACCATCATACAGACGATGAAGGAGAGAGCCGATGGTATCTCGGTAGAGTTGTGATACAGCCTCAGCATCATCCTTCACAGCACTCTTCAAGCGAGCGAACTTTCTTCTTGCCTTCTCAATGAGTTCCTTTCTACCCTCAGCAGTATCTTCCACCTTGGCAAGTTGTCGCTCATTATAAGCATCACGGATAGCGATAGCAGAGTCATAAGCCGCCTGAGCATCAGCAATAGCCTTCTCCTTAGCATCCTTGGCAGCCTTCTGTTCCACAAAAGTCTTACCCTTCACGGTCATGTTGCTAGCCTTGTCGAGTGCCTTCTTTGCGTCAGACACATATCCAGATACGATACTATCTGCATCCTCACCGAACTGAGTATCATACAACTCAGCAGTCTGTGCGGCTGTCAGCTTCGAGAAGTCAGGGTTGCCATCCTCCAGCATAGGAACAATGGTTCCATCTTCAAGGGTCATGGCAGGAGTCTGCTCAGGAGCAGGAGTATTCTCCTCAGCATTTGATTCCGATTGATTATTCTCCTCATTAACGATATTGGTATTCTCATCCAAAGGTGGAAGCTCACGATGGTTATTGATATAATCAAATGATGCAGACCATTTTTTACCATCCTTATCTTCAAGGACGATACTGCCCTGCTCATCAATACCGACAACTCTTGATAAAGTGCTTTCCTTTGGTCTTCCGAACCCATCACCACTCATCCATATCTCGCTACCTTTAGGAAAACCGAGATTTGCAAGCTGAGAATCCTCATCAGATTCTTCTCCACTATTATCCTCTATCATTGAGGATTCAGGCATAGCTTGTTTGTATTCATCGAGCGACATAGAAGAGATTGTAGCCACATCTTCTTTGTTCACAGCATGAGGAACGAGAGTGCCATCACTCTTCAACTCCACTACCTTAGCCTTGGCACCAGCATCACGAATGAGAAATAATCTAGAGTCAGGATATTTGGTATTACCATCCTTGTCGAGCACATCAACGAGCACCACGTTACCATTATCATTGAGAATCTGATTGAAGTCAAACGAAGGTTGAGTCTCTTCTGTCTCCTGATTCTGCTGGGCAGCACGTTCTTTCTCCATCTGTTCACGCTCAGCCTTGGCAGTTTCCAGTCTTTTCTGGTCTTCCAAATCTTTCATCTGCTGCAAGTCTGCAAGCGAATAAGGATTCTCCACCACGTTACCATCTATAGAGATAGCAGCAGTACCATCACCATAGTCAGCCAACACCTCATAGGTATGTTCAGTACCATCACTATCAGTCACATTGAACTGGGAGCCAACTTCAACGGTTCCATCAATGATGCCAGCCACTTCCTTGATAGCATTCTCTTTTGCATCAGCTACCGTCTGAGCCTTCACATCATCAGCAGGAAGTTCTTCACCCAGTTCAGCAAACATCAACGCATCTGCATGTTCTACACTATTCGTTGTCGGGTCATAGTATAGAATCATACCATCGCTATTGCTTACATCAATGGAGCCATCATCATGAGTAGCAATATTACCACTGATAATATAAACACCATAGTCTTCCAAGCCACCTGATGCTTTGATAGTAGCGTTACGGACAGAACCACGACTCTGGTCTGTGTACATATCCACTCTCTGTTCTGCCTGATGAGCAGCTAGGTCAACCTTATCTTGTGCATCATCAACCACACCTTGGTATCGGGCAGAAGACAACTGGTAGTCATAGATAGCTTGGTCAAGTTTATCATCCTGCCCAGTCAGGGATTCCAGTTTCTCATCACTCATGGCAGATAGCTGCTGCTCAGAGATACCCAAGGCTGCTGCAAGAGTCTTCATCTGGTCTTCCTGCTGAATCTGAATATCATGCTTGTCTGCATCATCAGCATCATGCCCCTCAGAGTAAGCATTATCAATATCTGCCTGATGCTGCTCCTCAGGAGTTGTAGGCTCATTGGTAATCTCTCTTGCATTCATTTCAGCAGTCTTGGCAATATTGTAGCCACGCATCTTCATCAGGTTGACACCATAGTTAACAGCAGCATTAATCTGCTCCTTGGTCATGGTATCTCTCTTACGGAGAATGTCTGCCAACACACTACCCATCTGCTCGTTGGTTGCGTTATCTATCTTATCCTTGATGTCTGCCCAGTTATCGCCCATAAGGTTCTGTGCATCACTATCAGCCACGTTCACCTTGTTACGGAATCGGTAGTACTGAGCACGATTGTAGATACCTTTTACTGGTCGGGAGCCAGCACCCATAGCATACATAGAACCGACAGAGATAGCCATACCACCGATAATGTCGAGTTGTTGTCTAGCATCAAGAAGGTCGCTCACCTTACCTTCACCATCCAGCAGGGCATGAAGAGGAATACCAATTTCCTCCTCCATCACTTCCTCACCGAAACCATTGATACCGAATTTCTCCATCCACTTCTTGGAATTGGTGTACCATCCACTCTTGCCGATATTCTTGAAGAACTCAGCAGAAGCATTCATACCATGTTTCTCCATGAAGTTGACAGCACCCTTCTTGATACCATAGTTGTGACCGAAGAGTTTTTCAGTATAGTTCTCTACCATAGCAGAGGTCATGCCCTTATAGAGAGCAGTACCCATAGACTCGCCACCCTCATGCAGGAGATTTCCGTTCTCATCGAAAGTACCGAACTTATAATCACCCTTCTCATCCTGATACAGATTACCCAGATGTCGCTGCATGATGTCAGCACCAGTCTTCAACGCTTGCTCAGTTCCTGCCATCGCATACGAGCCGATAACATCGCCAGCCACGATACCAGTATTCTTCAAGATGGCAGCACTCACCTTGCCCATGCCACGTTTAGCAGCAAACTTCAAGGCTCCACGACTGATGCCCTTGGTAATACCACCATAACCGCCAGTCAGGAAGAAGTCAGCCATAAATGGCAGACTCTGCCCTGCAATTTTCGTCCAACGATAGACGTTACCCATCTTCTCATCTTCGAGAGCCGTAGCAGCATCCGCACCAAGTTTACTCTTCAGGAGCATCTTATCAGAACCAGAGAGAGGAATATTGTTATCCATCTTTGTCTTGATACGCTCCATCTGCCCCATGATAGCGAAGTCAGTCAGACCGAAATCCCATGTTTTTGCTGTAAATGCAGTATTGTCAAGAGCCTTCAAGGCATCCTCACCCCAGCTACTTGTAGGATATTGTTTCACCGCTTCAAGCGCACCAATCTGCTCAGTAACCAGAGAAAGAGAGGTTGCCAACTTATTTCTATAGTCACTCTGCTCAGCAGTTCTTCCGTTACTTGCACCGATACTAGCACCATAAGAGAGCAAAGGATTTCCGTGTTGACGATTATCCTCAGCGATAAGAGCCTCAATCTCCTTCTTTCGGGCATAGGCATCAGCCAGTTTCTTGTCAAACTGCTTTTGAGCACCCTCCTCAGTAAGGTAGGTTCCATTCTTGCCGATGTTCTCCTGCAAGTCATAGTTACCATTCTTGTCACGAACATCAAAGGCAGATGGAATCTCGCCAGTATCTACCGCTACCTGATAGGCATCGTTCTGCTTGTCAAGTATAGCTTGCATCTGCTCAGCTTCAGGAAGAGAATAAACATTCTCATTGTCCGAGGTAACGTATTCGCCAGCCTTGCCAGTCTCAGGATTGTAAGCGAAATCATCCTTCACCACATTGTTTGCATCACCACCATAAGAAGTCTGATGTGTACCCAAGTTCACACGACCGAAAGCCTTCTGCTGTTTCTGCTTGCGTTGTTTCAGTCTGTTGTATCTGCCAGCATTATTCATTGTCTGCTGAGCACTAGCCGAGATAGCTGCTGCCCCAGCAGAGAAACGAGCACGGTCAGCAGCACTCATTGGAACGCTACCGCCTTTTGCTCTTGATGAAGTCCTGCTTCGAGGTTCAAAAAGTGCAGAGTAAAAACGCTCATAAGTTGATGGGACATCAAAGTTCTGAGCCTTCAAGTTCTCATAGATAGCGTGTCTGTTATCCGCACCGCCCTTTCCGTCTCTTGTCAGAGCACTCTCAAACTTATTGTAATCATCAGGCACATCATAGTTCTGTGCTTTCAGATTCTTGTATAAAGTGTATAATGGTCTTTCTGCCATGATATATATATTTGTTTGTTACCAAATTCTTGTTACCAATTCTGTTACCATTTTACGCCAGTCTTCTTCTTGCCACCAGCCGAAGAACCGCCAGCCTTATGTGTTGTATGCTTGCCGCCGCCCGATGATGTTCCACCTCTAGTTGACGTACCACCAGTAGTAGAACTTCGTCTACCCTTCAATCTATCCATGAGGTATCTCACGTTAGTCTGAGTCACATTCTTGATTCTCAACTTTCTTTTAAGTTCATTTATCTTCTTCTGCCCCTCAGGAGTGTCCATCAGGTCGTAATACTCATACCAATAACCAGCAGTAGTTTGGTTACCGCCAGAAGATTTCTGAGCCTTATTAGAAATTCGTCCTTCTCGCAGTCTAGCAAGTGCATCCTGAGCAGCCCAATGGCTTATCTGACCATCAGCAAGCATCTTCTTAATCTTCAACTGATTATCTTTATACTCAGCATCATTGGTATATTTCAACTTCGATAAGTCAAGTCTTCTGTTTCCTTGGTCGATTCTCTGCTGCCCTTGGTCATTCTTCACCTTGTTGATTTCGTTCTGCATATCGTGATACCTCATCTGCTCAGCAAGAGTCAGGTTATTCTTCCGAGCTTCCTCATCAAGAGCGAGTGCCCTCTGATACCCTGCCAGCCATGATGCCAGATTCTTCTCTCTCTGAGCATCCATATAAGCCTTGCGTTTATTCACCGCCTTAGTCATATCCGACTCAGGATTGTGTACCACCTTGGCACCATTGGTAGCAAAAAAGATATTGGCGAGCGCACGAAGACCATCACCAGTAGCAGCGATACGAGCCTTGGCACGTTCCTTCTTCTCTCTGTTCGCCCTCTGCTCAGCAGTCTCATTCAGTTCAGGATTCAACATCTTATACATATCAGCATAAGACAACTGCTTAGGCTGAGGTTTAGGCTCCTCCTTCTTCACGATAGGGACAGATGGTTTATCCTCCTCATCACTTGGCGCACCCTGATTCACATCTACACCATTGGCGATAGCTTGTTGAGTAGCGATAGTCTTCTCTCTAGCCGCCTTCATCGTAGGTGTTTCATTCTGAGGAGTGGCAGCATTCATCTGGTCAACCTTCTTGCCAGCCGCATCAAGTTGCTGCTGGGTGAAGACTGGAGCCTGAGTCTGTGCCACCTTCTGAGCGGCATCCACCCCACTCTGCTGCTTGTTGAGAACACTCTGTGTAGTCTTCAAGCCGTTGTTTGAACGTAACATATCTGATGCTTTCATAGGCTTATGCTTTAATCTTTGGCGCATTACCACCAATCATATTATTCAAGTCATTCGCTACTTGCTGCTGAGTAGGAACCGCACCCACCTTGGCATCCAACTTAGCCATATCTGTAGCAGTAGGCGATGCCACACTAGGACGAGCCACCTTACTCTTACCAGCACCACTATCAAGCGATGCAGCGATGTTGGCAGCAGTACCAGCCACACCTGCCACCGCATTGGCAGTATCAGCAGCCTTCTCAGCGTCAATACTCATCTGCTGGTTCTGCAACTGGTTCTTTCTGTTCATATACTGCTGTTCGATGTTATCCTTTCGGGCATCATTTGCAGCCACAATCTGTGAGGTAGTATCAGCAAGAGTCTTGTTGTTCGCCTCTTTTACCGCAGTTGTGGAATCTTCCGTACCACCCATCACCGCTTGTCTGCCCTTAGCAGCCTTGTTTCTGTTCTTAATCTGCTCCTGCATCTGAGTGAGCAAGCGCACGGTATCAGCACGTTTTGTCGGGTCGGCATTGTATGTTCGGTCATACCATGCCTGATTTTCTCTCTGCTGCTGGGCAATCATCTGCTCCTGCTTTTTTCTCGCCTTGCGGTTAGCTATACCGCCAGCAATACTGCTTGCAAGCCCAAGCCCAGCACCTATTAATGCACCTATCATATATATGAAAATTAAAATTATTAATAATGGTACAAAGATACTGATACCATCCGAGATTCGTATTTTATCCGTTTATTTAGGTAGGTAAGTTAACGGATAAAGTTTCCGTTTGCCGAATAATTACTATCTTTGCACCAAAATAGTTAAGTCAATGGCAGTAGATAGAAATACAAAAGGTCAGTTCGAGAAAGGTCGGGCAAAGACTGGAGGTAAGAAGAAAGGTTACGAGTCTCCTATCAACAAGGAGTTTCGTGAGTTGTGTGCCGACTTTTCTAGAGAGGCATGGGATGATTTCATGGAAGCTTGGTATAAGTGCGAGCCGAAGGATAAGGTAGCATCATTCATCAAGATACTGGAGTTCAACTGCCCTAAGCTACAGACCGTCACTCTTGACGATAAGCGTGAGGTTCACAATGCCCTCACCGAGAAGTTGAGACAGATGTCGGAAGAGGAAGGATAAAATGTAATTCATAATAAGAACGTTTGTTTTTTTCATAGGTTTTTGGTTTATAGGTTTTAAGATTGTTAGGATAATGAAATAGGGAATGCGTGAGCACTCCCTATTCTTTTTTATCACTATCAGCGACCACCTCTCGCTCTTCTATCCCCAGCCATATCCGTCTTGGAACCACGATTCACCGATGATGGCTTATACCTAATTCCTGAACGTGTATGACTAGCATCCATGCCCTTGCGAGAAGCTGCCCCATACTTCTTATCGTGAACAGCGTTATGTTTTGCGAGTTCCCTTCTTTTCTTTTTTTGAGATGGAGAACTCTCAAATTTGCTATCGTACATGGCTTTTCTTTTTCTTGCTAAAGGATGCTCTTGATAATATTTAGCAGATTTACTTACCATTTTCTTTAATTCTTTATATTCTGTCTCATATAAAAATTTATATCCAATTAACCGCCAGCCATTCATGAATGTGAATCAATGCAGCACCAACTACCAGCGCAATCAATCCTGCACACACACCGAAGATGTCTGCCCACATATCATCGGCATCCACCTTCTCCTTGCTGACTAGCTTATCAATCACCACCTCCTTGAAGATGCCTATAACGAATGTAGCCAGAGTAGCGAGCCATAAGTTATAGGTCAAGAAGAATATCATTTGCACCATCACCATGCTAACCACGAAGTACAGCACTTTATCCGTCTGCAACCCACAGAGCCAGTTCTTAGGCTTGGTATACAGAGTGTTCCATATCATTCTAATCATTGTCTTTATCTCCAATAAAGTTCACGATGTTCCTTCTTCAACAAATCACCAGTTCTACACCACCAATCATTCGGACTCGCTTTAAGATACTCCTCAAACTCAGGGCAGTTCTCTTCGTGAGTAAGATGAGGATGAGAATTAGGCTTGAACTGATGCACACACAGCAAGTCTGCATGATTGCCACCATAAATGCGTGGCGGCATAACATCTTTCGCCTGATTCCACACCTTGTTGAGGTCAATGAGTTCTGCCCCATCCAGTTCCTTCAGGACATTATCAATCTTACCAAGCACACGATTCAGGACTTCTGCCCTATCCGTGCCACCCTTAGCAATTAACCAATTAGCATCACTCAGGGCACTTCTAATCAACATATCAAGTTCCAT